CTTTAATATATAAATATAATAATTTTCCAACCCCCTCCAACTTAGGCTAGCCTATCCTAAGTTATCAAGTTTGAAGTGGGGTTTGACCTGCATTTATAGTATTTACTTTCGGTTTTCGTCCGTTTCGCAGGCATCATCCACCTGGCGTTTTTTCTCTCAGGATTTGCAGTGAATATGCTACTTTGTGACTTGCGTCACTTATTTTCTCTCAGATTCGAGGTGGTAGCAAAGAGCGGAAACTATATCTGACCAGCGGGTTTGTTGTTCGCCTATACGCGTGCGGGTGCGTGCCCAGGCGCCAAACCGGGGCTTGGAGGGGGCTCGAAAACGTGAACAGTGTTCACGAATTTGGTTGCTTTTTAATGCAACTCGTTAACCTGTTGTTAACCTAGCACATCTGCGACCAAAAATGCGCAGGTCAGAAAGTTTGACGATTTTCAAACAATAAGGTACCTTCAGGCTGCACACCGTTCAAGTATTGTGACCCAGGCCACTAAACACCGTTTTTGAACGGTGTTCAGGCAAATGTCACGAAATGGTCACGAAATGATAAGAATTTCTTAGGTTTGGAGGTGGAGTGACTGACGCCACACTTGATTGGGGGTATTTTTGGGGTGTAGGCATAAAAATAGACCCTCCGAAGAGGGTCGAGACTGGAGGTAAAAGAGAAAAGCGGACTCTATAAGACCGCGCGGGCTGCGAAAGTCGAGTACGCCTGCCGGATCGCGGAATCCCGGACGGCAACGAGCAGTTGGTCGCGTTCAGATTGTGTACCACGCAGGTCAAGTTCGTGCGTGTAGACGCGGCACTGGTTCTGGTGGGCCTGGATCAAACCGCGGGCTTCTGGGATGGCCGCGCAGAAGTCGCTGCCGAACGTGCGGTTACCGGAGCCGACAATAAACACCGGCGTCGGGCCGAACGGCGGGGTTGGGAGGGGCCATAGCTTTTGTGAGGTAAGGACTTTACGGAAACACGTCGGAACCATCGGGCCTTTGACGCGGCTGCCGTCCTCCAGGGTGACGAACTGTCCGTAGCTGGGGACAACCAGCACAACCGTGTCCGGGTCGGACTCCGCGGGTGTGCTGGTGTTGTACACGTCCACCTCGTGCTGTGGGTTTGAGGGGGACGGTGCGTGACGCAGGCTGTCGTAGACGGAGGTGACCGTCACAGGCGTGCCGTGCGCGCCTGCGTCCGGTGTGAGACGGTGCTCCGTGTACTTGACTAGGCAGCGCTGTAGGGGGTTTTTCGCGTAGGCGAGGCGGCTGGCCAGGTCTTTAGCGACGAAAGCGGAATTATTGTTGAGGCTGACGGCGTGAATGTGAACCACTGGCGCCACAGACTCATAGTGGCGGATGACGGGAACAGGCATTTCTTCTCCTTTTCAAGGACGGGGTTTGAGGGGTCTCAAGTTAAGAATACCCCGACTTTAAGGCCGGGGTTGGTGCTTAGGGTTACTTCAGATGGACGGCGATTTGGAAAACGGCTTCAAGAAGGACAATGAACAAGGCTACCTTGATGACGTCGGCTATTTCAGGTAGTCCCACCGCTCCTCCTTGTTCTTAGCCTCGGTTTCAACACCAACGAGGTAAAGCTCGAAACCCTCGCCGTAGAATCCGTTATCCTCGTAGCCTGCAAGGGTGAGGATTTCCTCCGCCTTGGTGCTGGATTCGGTGTAGACGAAAATCTGCACTCTTTCATTGCAGTCGCCGATGTCCGGGTTTGAGTGGTAGTTGTCGGTGACCCAGCGGACGTCAGTGATTGCGTTGTTGGTGGTAGCGATCTTCTCAATCCACCAGTTGCCAGTCACACATCCGCCACAGCCTTCGTTGGGGACGACATAGACGGTGGTTCCGTCGTCCAGGACGAGAGCGGAGATATCCAAGCCGCCGAAGTAGTTCTTTTCACCCGGTCGAACATCAACAATGCGGCGACCAAACAGAAGCTCTTTTAGCGTTTTCGCGCTCAGTTTTTCGTAGCCGAGCTCTTTGTCATAGCTGTCTTGGTATTGGTCGAACATCACGCACCTTCGTTCGGTTCAGGGGTGAGGGTGATGGTCGGGATTTCACGTGGGAGGTCTTTAGTGTCCGGTTTGGCATGGACCCCGGCCCGGCGGTGAGCCCAGTCGCAGTCCACGGCCTGCAGCTGGAACTTGTTCGGGTCGAAACTGGACTCTGAGGTACTGTCGAACTCGTCGAACAGGATACAAGTCACTTCGGAGCCGTCTTCGAGTTTGACGTCTTGGGTTTTGGTTTGAGGCTCTACGGGGGTGTCGGTGTTTGCGGAGCACCCGGCCAGGGCCAACACTGCGGCGGCTGCGACCGCGGCTGCGGCACCCATTTTGGTGACGGCGTGGCCGATTTTGGTTGTTTTGGCGGGGGTGGAGGTTGGGTCGACGTGACGCGGCTGGTAGCCGTGGCCTTTGAAACGGCTGGGGTGCTGTTGTGCGGAGTTAAGACGGTGAGTCATAGCTTAAACCTGCTTTCTCGATTTTCTTGTTCAGTGCCTGGGTGCGGTCCGCCACGTATTGCAGGGCGTTCTGGGTTTGTGCCTGCTTCTGCAACGAGCGGATGTCCTGAATCTCCGACAGCATGTCGAATTTGACGCGATCTAGCTCCAGGGCCTTGCGTAGACTGTCGGAGCTGATTTCGGCGGGCCGAGTGTAGTCCTCGGCGGTGGTGTTGGGGGCAGTGAACTCCAGGTACGGTCCGACCAGCGCGGCCTCAATGGCGGCGCGGAGATCGTTGTACGGCATTTCAATGTCTTTGAGGCGGACGGACACCTCCATTGTTACGGAGCCGTTTTGGATGATGTCGTCCACGAGTTTACGCGGAGCGTGCTGGCCTGGTGGCAGGGTTTCGGGGAAACCCGCGTCCCAGCGTGCCTGTGCCAGTTTACCGGCGGTTTCCCGGTCGAAGAATATACTCATTGGTCCTCTTTCTAGGGTTTGAGTTGGTTTGAGCTTGTCAGATAGCGCAGGGGCTTGGTTTGGTTACGGCACCGATACTACGGCAGCGGTGACGCATCGACATCAGGGATGCATAAGCGTGGAATTTCACGCGCAGCTGCTTTAGTTGTTCATGGCTGATGTCGAAACCCCTGTGCTGGTTGTCGAAAGCAATAAGGGTGTCAAGCAGATCGCCGCCGGTCTTGTCGGCCAGGCGTTTAAAATCCGCGTCGGTGGCGGCGCACAGTTCCTTGGTCACCAGGTGGCCAACGGTGGCGCCTTTAAGGTTTTTGAGAGCGGGAAGTGCTTGTGATCCGTACCACATTGTTTGGCTGTCGGGGCCGGTGAGCGCAATACGGTGATTGTTGTCGTCAACGGCGATCACGGTGCATTCGTGTGGTCGGCCTGTCTTACTGACGAAAATGACCCGCTCACCCTGGCGGATGCCGAGGTCTTCGGCCTTGGCTGTTGTTTCCATTCCTCCTCCTCAGAAGGTCTCTTTAGCGTTGTTTAACAACCGCTTGGTTTTCTTAATGTCTATCTTATCGGCCTTGTCGCCGACAAACAAGTCAATGTCGGGGCTGTGCCCGAAAAACAACTCCTCTGGGGTGGCTAAAGAAAACTTCGGAGGTCGGCGTGGCGTTGGTCTTCTGCTCATGCGTCTAGTCTATCGGGGCCGGTTGGGCCCCGAATGGATGAAAAGGAGTTATGGGTTGAGCGGCGGCACGACGGTGTCCGGCTTACCCGCGATCATTTCGTGCAGAGGGAATGAGGATAGCGGTGCGCCGGTCGGATGCAGGGCCGGAATGTACTGGATGGCCATGTGGGCCAGAACATCAAGGTAGGAGACAATGGTTAGGAGGATCATTGGAATGCTTCTTTCATTTCGTCGAGGAGTTCGATAGCGGTGGTAACGCCATCAATTTCGATGTGGGTGCCAGGGATTTCCTGGCCTAGTCCTTGGGTTGCCTCGTTGATCAGCTCATACTGCTGTTCAACGAAATTGCGGCCCCAGTTGAGGGTACCGAATTGCTGGATGGCTTCCGCGGTGGCGTGCAGCGGCAGGGGGTTGCATGCATACGCGAAGTCGATGGCCGCTGAGCCGTCCAGCCTGTTGAAGAATGTTAAGGTGGAGTCCGCGCCGATATCCGCGGCGCGGACTGGCGTCTTCGGAGTTATGAGGGCTCTGTATGCGCCTTGAATGTGGCGGGTTTCGTCATCCATGCAGGTGATGGTGGCGTACGCCATGACGCAGTTAGTGAAAACAGCGAAGTTTTCGTCCGGCTGTTGCAGGGAACCGATCCGCGTGTTCGCGGCCAGGGTTTTGTCTAGGCGGGTTCGGTGCAGGTCGCATCCCGACAGGAAAGACCGACTGATGCGCGAGGTTGCGCCGGTCACGAGTGTTTTCTCCAACACGGAGTCTATGACGGGGATGTAGCGGTCCACAGTGGACTTGCATAGCCAACTGTTTTCAACCTTGGTTTCCCTGTAGACGGTGGAATGGTCGAGCTCCGAGCCTAGCACGAAGGATTCGACGCCGACGTAGCCTGCGTTGACGGTGGAGCCAATGACAATGGCGCCTTCCTCAATCAGGGTGCCGCCTTTGATGTTTGACCCAACGATGACTGCTCCTGGTTCAACGATGGAATCATCGTCGACGACTCCGCCAATGATGTAGCCTTCCTCGTCTCTGGGCAGGTTGAAGACCTTGAATTCATCCGGGAGCTTGCGCCAGATGTTTTTAGTCGCCTCCACGTACTCGTTTTCCGTGTACCTGAGTGTTCTCATGTGTAGTCCTCCTCTGGACTTTGGTTCTGGTGGGCACTTTTTGTGCTCGAAGACGAGTTTAGCGGAAGGAGGAGAATGCTGTCAACTCTGAAGAGCGGTTTGTTTGGCGTTTATTTGCCTTTAAACGGAGAATATGGTTGTTTTGGCCGGGTTTTGCGCCTGGCGGGGTGAGGGTGTATAAAGAAATAATGTTCTAGAGGAACAGAAGCCCGGCTTTACGCCGGGTTTTTGTTTTGCCTTAACGACCCCCAGGCGCCGCAGCCCTCCTGGGGGTCCGGTCCTGGCTGTCTTGGGGACAGGGGTCCTTACGAGGGCCAGGCCGCATGTTTAGAAGTTGAGTGAGGCCGGGGAGCCTCGACGGTAAGCCTTACTGAGTGTGAGCAAGGCGTCCGCCTTTACGTCTTTATCGTAACACAATGGGAAACAAGGTCTAAGAAAACCCCCGGCCAAAGTGCCCGTGCCGGGGGTTCAACAAGAAGCACACAAGTGAGTCTTGCCATAACAAAGGTCGCTGAGGTAATTAGTCTCAGCAAGTTTCAGAGTAGCATGATGGAGTTTAGGTGCCAAGTTTTGTGCCCCGGCGCGCTGTGTTGTAGTGGTTGCCGTGAATGAGGCTGTGCAGGCAGCGTCCGGGGCCTCGGGGGTCACCCAAGTACTTCGGCGTCTATGGTGCCGGTGTGCCTAGAGTATAGCGCCTGCATCTCGTCGCGCACAACCTTGGCGGAGATTTTGGTAGGAGCGGCGGCTCTGAGCTGGTTGGTTCTTGTCGCGGCGGCCTCACCCTGCGCAACAGACCAGCGGAGTTGCTCACGGGCCAGAGGCGTCAGGCCGTACATTTTGAGAATCTCCTGATGCGCCTTCTGCGCTTTGATGCGGTCCCCGAGCTTGTAGAACGGGTTCAGGGACTCCTGGAGGAGCGCGGCCGCCTGGTACAGGGTGTGGATGTCGCTGGCCAGCCATTCGCGGGTCATGGGAGACAGCCAGATAGAGTCCCACCAGTCCTGCACTGCCTTGAACCACTCGCCATCCGCGGGGTCGTCTTTGTCTGCGAGCGGGATGAAGTAGTCGTGGTAGTTGGGGAGAGGGGGGATGTCGCTCGGTGTGGCATCGACGGGGGTGAGTATCTTGACGGCGGCCTTCGCGCCTTTTTTGGACGGGCCACCAGCCTTGCGTGCGCCTCCACGTGCCATTTCAGACTTCCTTAAGGTTCGAGTTAGTGAGGTTTACTCACTAGTGATCTTGCACTGAGTGCAAAATTGCAGAGTGTGTGAAATTTTTGAGTAGTTAGTGTCATTTTTACACTAAGTCCAAATAATCCAGTATAAGCAGGGGTTTCGGGGATATGTACCTAAGCCGGTTTTCTGAACTATCGCAGACTCCAAAGTGCAGCACCGGCCCGACCTGCGGAAATGCACCTGGGAGGGGGTACCCCTCCCCCTGGTCTAGCCTCATTATAACACGCACAAAAACAACCCCTCCAGATTGGAGGGGTCCTATGCATCTTATGCGTCACCGTGAATAGAATCCATCACGGCACCTTTGCTGTAGCGCCACCATGCCTAGCGCGTCGTCATTGTGTCCCGAACCGTCACGGTGGCCGTCTAAATACCCGCGAAAGTACTCCGTGCTCACAACTCCACCATCGAAAATAATTGCACCCTTATCCTTACTCTTGTTTTCGTCACGTGACGTTTCCCCCGCACCACGATCCTCCCCCTCACGCTCCACGCTCAAGTTTTCCTTAGAGTCACCTAAGAAAAAGTTAAGAATTACCCCAACCGACCCTGATACAACAACCGATACGACCACTACAACAAAGAACCACATTGCACCACTCATTACAACACCTTAACCTTTCTCTAAGCTTCTTTTTACTTTTCTCTTATCGTCTTCACATCACACCCCCTACATCACTACCCCATGCCATTCAACCCCTCCACCATCACACGCCACTCCATCATGACACGGTCAACAATGAATCCATCACATGCACCATCAATATCAACACCGATGCCGACATAGCCTACAACCTCACTACCACGTACACCATCAAGGCTATATACCCTACGGTGTACAACCCCCTCATACAACCCCCTACCCTCAAACCCCCTATCTCGCCATGATATCTCATACCAACGCATACTTAACACACCACCGTGCGCCATGTTCTCACCGTTGCCGTAGGCCACCGACACACTCTCCATAGAACCCCCGCCACAGAACCCCTTACACCCCGCACCACTAGGGTACATCTGCGACACCACATTGAACCCCCGCAGGGAACCGCTATCATATATGCGCTTATTCATGTCTACCACTTCACTTCCTCAAGCCATTCATGAAAAACAGCCTTAATAATATCTTTGTCTTCCGAACGATCGATTTCGCTTCCGATGTACACAAAACCAATACCATAAATTCCCGCTTCCGCTGCAAGATCGTCTAATTTTCTTACTAGCGACCCCTCCCACTCCAGTTCTTCCCAATAGTGGCGGTCTCCATCGAAAAAGACACCTGCAACACGGTACGCGCCACGAAAAACCTGCATTCCATCACGGTAGCACTTGACGGTGGTGCCGTTTCGGCTCATGCGACCTCCTAACAGCTCTGAACAAACGTCCTTATCGGTCAAGTCAAACACCGCTACTCTTTCTCTCCCTCAAAGATTTTCAGACCATCGACACCTACGACACAGCCACTACGTACAAGGCGTTCACTGTTTTCTTTGAACAATTGTTCTAGCGACAACTCAATATCGCTATCGTAGTCGATGAATCCATCGCCGTATTCCACGGCACACACAAGGCCATGAGTGTACTCTACTTCTGTATTTAGAGTCTCCCACCTGCCTACGATCAGCACCATGTCACACGCGACAGCCAATGCCACCCGCTTCACTTCGTCACGCACGTCACCAAACGACACCACACCCTGTAGTTCATCGCCGAAACTTTTTCGGGCGTCCGCTTTGCTAGCAACCCGGAACGGGGCCATCTCTGCGCCACCCTCAACATCGACGATAGCCCACATGTCACCGTTATCGGAATCAAATTCATCTCCCTGGTGTTCCCATTGGCCGAATTCACCGTCGGCGATAAGCTCCGCGAAAGCAATTTGGTGACCCCGAAAGTACACGCGCTCCATTTCGCGAAAGTCTTCTGTTCCCCTGGCTGGTTCGATACGGTATATGGTTGTGTACTTGTCTACTTCCACAGCGTATGCCGTGTCGTGAAAATCAGTGTCTCGCAAATAGGTCATTTCGACCCCTCCATCTTTCTCTAGATTCTACCCTTGTCTTTGGGGCACACCCTAATCTTAGCGCGTACCCCTTTAAACGTCAACCCCGACCCCTAAACCGCAACGTGTTCTACATCACGTACTCTACCCCTAATCCCATTTCGTCCATCTCCCACAAGTCTTCCTCATACACCAGCATGTCGCCAACCCACGTATAGCCGTCCATATCGAACACCCATTCAGTGGTGGGCGCACCACCCTCACTTACAACTTGATTCCACATTTTCCTTAATCCTCCCACTCAATCCGATATATTTTCGATTCTTCCAAAGCCTTTTCGGCTAGTATTTCGACGCGCGATTCGAACTCCATCACGCTATCCACCGTCCAACCAGCATCTTCTGCACTATAGGACACGTCACGCAAGTCTTCCAGCCACACCTGAATCGCGCTGGAACTCCAGCTGAAAGACTCCCATGCGATGGGCGCAAACAGGCTTTCGTAGATGTAGTCTTTCTCCCAAACAAGGTTTTCGTCGTAGTCGAACCGAAATTCGTAGCAAAACCCGCTTTCGATGCTTTGCAGCTCACCTAACCACGTGCTTTTCATTGCTTCGGTCATGCCCTGGTACATTAGTCTTACCTATCCCACCGGGTACGCGCGGCTTCGGCCAAAATATCGATCATTTTGCCCCTGTACTCACACAGCGCCGATTCCCTAGCTAGCATCTGCGGCAGGTATTCCGCCACCAGTTCGTTGACCACGAACCTCCCTAGTCCATCGCTGTCGGCTTGGGCGTACCATTCCTGTACCGTGTCAAGGATCGTGTCGTGCGACACACTAATCACATAGTCCATGTCACTCATTGCTTCTTCACGAGCTTCTGCGTCTGACCAGTCAAAATCAGCAGACACAACGGGGAAGAAAAACAACGCGTCTTCCCGCTCCATTGATGTGCCGTCGTACCACCCCTGTGGGTCGATACTGTGGTTTGATTGAAAATCAGCTAAAACGGATTCCGCTTTGTAGTACAGGCGGCTTGCAAGACATTTATTGTGTTCGGTGTCTTTCATCACGTTCACCCTTTACCTTTCCCCTAGCGTACGGGCGAGTACAGGCCAAAAACCGATTCTGATACGGACATAGCCACGTCAACAATGCTGGAGTCTTCGCCAAAGCCCCATACGTCCATCATTGGCATGTAATTGTGAGTGGTGACCATCTGGACGAAAAACATAATAAGATCGAACATTTGAACTCAAAACCCTTTCGGCTTTTCCAAAACTACACCACATTTCGTGGTGTTAACTCCCTTTGAGCTTGTACCTACATCATAACCAAAGCGCCGCCATGATGCAAGTCAGTCCCCAAGGGGGCACCCCTTTTCAGGGGTGGCTCCCTTATGACTTTAGTTCTCTAGCCAAAGCACTTAGGGTTTCCATCGCGTAGGTGACGGTGAGGCGTTCAAGCGCCATTGCGGCCAACCTTGTGAACACCATCGATAGGCTTACTTCCTCACCCGGTAGGGCTTCCATTGCTATTTGCGGTTCGTCTACCAAATCGTCCAGCTCGCTAAGCCCGATAGCGTCAATGATGCTCGCCACGTCCGTGTAGTAGATGCAGGTGTTTTGTGCTTCCTGGTACAGGTAGTCCAAAGCCCTATCGCCACCCTCAATATCGCTCACTAGCTGCTCTAGCGCTTCACTGGTGGCTTTAGCCACGTCAGACCATTCTTCCGCAAGGTCTGGACGGAAAATCTTAGAGTGCTCATTGATGCATTCCTGCACCACTTCCGTCACGTCGTACAACCCGGTGCCCTCAAGCTTGCGCGCGACACGCACCAACCCGCTTTCGTCACTTTTCAGCATGGCGGCGTGAATTTCGTCCGAACCTAGATCGACGTGCGGGTTTTCCTCAAGGTCTTCGATCAAATCCTGAACCCGCTTAGCATCTTCGCCGTCACAGTCAAAACCATTGATCGACACTGATTCCGCGAGGTCAAGGTAGTAGCCCTCATTCATCAAATCCTCAACGCCTAAGAGCGGGTTCCGGTGCTCTACCCGAAAATCGGTTAGCGTGTCCTCCAGCTCAATTAGCACCTGGTCAACAACGCGCTGAAATTCCGTGTCGGTCACCAGTTCAGCGTCAGCGGACAGACCAGACCACGTTACGCCAAGTTCCAACAGGCGTTCGTGTGCGTCGTCAACCCACCTATCGACTTCACCGTTTTCACCAAAAACAATATCGTCAGCCAAACCACCCGCGGTTTCGTCGAAAAAGTATTCAGGGTACGACGCAGATAGGGTTTCCAACAACACCTGTTCGAAAGACTCACGTGCAACTTCCTCCAGCTCACTGTGAGCGGTTTCGATTACCACCTTTTCCCCGTCAGCTTCAACGGTGGACTGTACGATTTGACCGCCAAGTTCAGGGTATGTGCGCCACAGTTCGTGCTGTAGGCTTCGGGCAACGTCTTTGGCGACTTCCTCACCCTCATACCATGCTTCAGACCAGCCACGCGACTCAATTTCTTTTTCGACGTTGAATACGATTTGCATTTCCGACCCCTTTTAGGTCTACGATTTCCGCTTTACGCGGCTTCCCGGTCCCTTTGACCATCTACCTAACACTATATTCCTTAAGCTCTACGGTGTCAAGTGAAAGACTAAGGGTTACCCCCTTTAAGGGGGTATTCCATTCATTTATGCTGGTTAGATTAGTTCTTGCACGGGCAAATCTGGCTCATTCCACCCGCTAGAGTCAGGGGTGAAGATTACTCCGCCTACTTCGTGTTCCCATTCGATCAGTTCAAGGGCTTCACCACTAATTATGAAGTGTGTTACGGCTTCGCCTAGTGTCACATCGTTGGCGCGCGAGATACGCCAGATATACCCATCAGCCCACGCCTGGTACTCATTGTGGGTTTTCTCCCATGCTTCATCACTACAAGCGGTATCGCTGATGTAAAGCACCACACCGTCGCGTGTTGTTAGCTTATCCGCTGCATCTTCCAAGCTTTCAGCACGATACCACCCTTGTGGCCCCTGGTAGAAAACGGCGATTTCGCCACTCTCTACCCCCGCTTGCAGGGTTTCATCGTCCACTAAATCCACAATGTGCCGTGCCTTGTTGTTATTGCTCATGCGCACTTCTCCACGATCCACAACGGCAACGGTTAGCCATGACGGATCAGGGAAAATGTAATCAATTGGGGTGCTGCATTCTTCGATTTTGGCTTTGTATAAAGCCCCGTCATAGGACGCTACGAAAACATTCCCGTTGTAGTTTTCGGCGACTTTAGACCATTGGCCATTGGCTTCGATTCCTTGCGGCTCATTGTACAGCCCTTGCGATTCAGTTATACTTGCTTCGATGCTGGTTACCTGGTACATTTTCAGGTCTCACTTTCTGCCACATTTTGTGGCTATCGGGGCGTTCGGCGTTTCGCTGACAAGAATCAATTTACTCACAACGTCAAACTTTGTCAAATCCCCTGGTCAAAGCATGTTTTCAAGCATCAAAAATCACAATGTTTTAAGCTCTTTTGACCCCATCAGCTAGGGCTGCACGACACGACACCTTAGGTGTCAGTGTCCACACGCGCACGCACATAGACGCGCGTAAAAACCCCTGTTGACCTGCATGTTTGACACTTATTATCTATATACATATACTTACATCAGTTCTGAAATGGAACAGCTGACATAGAGACAGATACAGACCATCGAAAAGATAGGTAGAAAATCATGAAGCACATTTACTTTAGGGACCATTGCCGTAGGCAATAGGTCCATCACGTCGTTTGTGACACAGACCACAAGACGGGCTATAGTCTTGGAAGTGTCTTAGGTCACAGATGAAAATAAAACGAAAATCATTTCTTTTAAAATTCCTGCCTGTATCAGGACAGATACGCCAAATGTCTAAAACGTCACGTGACGTAATCACATTCGATACTTGTACAAGTTGTACAAGTATCAGGTTTCCTACGAGTACGCGAAAAACGTGTAGCCTACATCACGTCTCCAAGCGTTTGACTTTTCTTGGCGTCTATGCGGTAATTAATCCATGTCGTTTACAGAAACTGAGAAAGAGTTGCTGCGGGTGTTGAAGCACGCCGTGGCCGACATGGTTAAGAATCCAAAACCCGACCGACCGGAGGGCTACCCTGCGCTGAAATGGCAGATGGTGATCCCGGAGGTTCGGGCTCTACTGTCCGACCCGCAGCACCGTGACCGCGAGTTGGCCGTCCGTCTGCGCCGCGACCCAAAGCGGTTCACCGTAATCCTGAAGCGGGAGCAGCAGCCGTACGCGGTGATCGCGCAGATTGAGGCTCTGCTGAAGGGCGACAAGCCCGATAACAATGACGTGGCCGAGGGGTTCATGGGTAACATCACCACCCTGGCCGACGAGGCTATTGTCCCGCCAAAAGTACAGGACTATAACCTGGCGGTGAACTTCTACGCGTACAGCGATGGCCGTCGTGTGCCGGACACCGGCACTGTGAAGCTGAAGCGCGGCGCGTTTGGAGCCGACTTATTCCACCACTGGTCCGAGATGTAGCGCCCAAAGTGCGCCCAAAGTGCGCCCAAAGTGCGCCCAAAGTGCGCCCAAAGTGCGCCCAAATAAGGAGAAGACATGCAAGCAGAACAAGATGGAGTCCAAGGTGCGTTCATCATGTACCTAAGCCAAGATGATGTGCGCCCGCTCATTAGAGCAGGGATGCGCACCTTCGGAATGGAACAAGTCGCGATTTTCATGTTCGCCGGTTTCGACCCTGAAGACCCGCTGAACGAGTGGGGCAACGACGTCATGCTTGGCGACAAGAGCCAAATCATTGAACGCACCCGCTACCTTGACGGAGCGGAGCGCCTAGCCGAGATGATGGAAATCGAAAACGACTACAACCTGATTCTGTCCCTTGCTGGCATCACCGGACACGACAATTCAGCATTTTGGGAGCTGTGGGATGAGGAGATCATGTCGGAAGCGGCGCCCGAGTGGGTGCATTCGGTTCGCCTGCGCACCGGCTCAGGCCACGCGTTCAACCTGTATGACACCCGCGACGAGGACTTGTTGGCGTCCAATGAGGCGCCGCGGGTGGAGGGTGTGCAGATCATGATTGTGACGGGTGAAATCGTCATCACCAACTCGTCTGAGGTGCAGGTTTGCGAAACCCGCGAGGAAGCCGTAGAATACCTTACAGAAGCCATCCCCCGATGGTTTCAAGAGTCCTTGAAGGAGGAGTGATGTTCAAGATCATCGAAAAGATGCCCGACGCGAAAATCGCGTTGCTGAAACCGAATAATCCGAAAACTACCTGGATTAATGGGCATGAGGTCCACCTGGTTCTTGTTGAGGAGCGCGGAAGCAACGTTAACATCCAGTTCTTCACCGAAGACAAGAACAAGAGGTCACAGCTAACATACAACCGCAGCAATTTTTCAGCGGCTCTGGGAGACGTTACGAGTAACGACCTGTTTCTCACTGCTTTCGCCCGTATTGCTCTGCTTCAGCGGGAGTCCGGCGTCGGCGGGAAAACTACCCCCATGTTTACTGTGAACCAGTTGACCGCGGAGTATCTACGCAAAGCCCTTGACGCCATCGAACCCGCTCGTGATGTTATTGTCACGGTGGAGCCGTTTGCTGGGGTCATCATGTTCGAAATGGACGGCGTGGTTTTCGCCCGCGGTGAGGCCAAAGTTGACTATGGCAACCTGGAGTTTGTTCTGTCCCTGGCTGATGGTCGACGAGTGCTAGAGACCACCCTTGGCTCCGGCGGCTCGATGAACCACGAGGTTAAAAAGGTCATGTACAAGCTTGAAACAATGGCGCCACGAAGTTTTGAAGGAGACCTGTGATGTTTAAGCTAAGAGCGGACTCGCCAAACTGGGCGGTAGCTGAGTCAGAGGGCGGCGAGATTGCGGCGTTCGTGTCGCACAATGAAACCAAAGCGCAGGTTGTCTTCAAAAATGACAATGACCCGTCCGTAGGGCTTGCCAGCGAGCCGGTAACAATCAGTCTCATCGGCCTGTACGACGGCAACCAAAACCTTTGCTGCCTGCGTCCACACACAGCTGATGTGGTTCGACTGGCCTGGGAATTGCTTTGCTCTGGGAAGGAAAACCTGCAGAATGCTGTTCTTCGACAGCTTCAGGAGGCCTCCGTGGGGTTGGACAACCCGGTTGAGATAAGCCGAAACCCGTTCCGTGAGGGTATGATTGCCCGTGTTTTCGTCGACGGTGACCTGGCGGATATACATTTGCTGAGCACCTGGATTGCGGACGGAAGCCTGTTCATTCAGGACCGCGATGAGGTTGTTTTCCAGGAGCCTTTCATCATTCGGGAAAACAACAGAGAGAACGGCTACAGGTTAGTAGCTCTCGCCCTAAGTGAGGTGGATGAGTGATGTTCGGCGTCGAGCACTCGAAAGACAACTTCACCCTTCTCCGATTCACAAAACCACAGCTGGGGCTAAACGAGCATGTTTGCGTGTACCGGGGAAGCAAAGGCGAGCACACGGTTTCGTTCTTCTCATTCGGCGAGCTGAAGTCATTTGTGATTCCCGCCACCGAGCCGGGGAAAGAAAACTCGCCTTACGTCAAAGACCTACAGGCTCTTTCCGCGGCGCGTCTTGCTTTCGAGATGAACGACAAAAGGGCCTCCCGCCGGTGTGAGCGCCTGGTCGAGATGGTGTGCGACGCAGCCAGCCGAGTTCTGCCAGAGGGCCTGCCGTGGCGACTGGTGGTGACACCCACGAGCGAAATCGCGGTTATGATCTCCGGGGTTTTCGTCGGCAACATCAAGGTAGGGATTTTCGGATCAAACATCGAACTAATCCCAGACTGGGGCAACGACATTCCTGCCATCCGCGGGGCGCTGCAGGAGGATGAAAGCCTGCACGAGATCAAAAATTCTTTTCGACTTCTGGAGCGCTCCATCAAGGAGGATGCAGCCAAGGAGACCCCCTCGAACAAGGTCGAAGAAGACGAAGAGGAAGAACTGCTTGACGAAGAACCATGTCCTTTTTGTGAGTCCTCATGGCACTGCGAATGCAGGGACTACTAGAAGAAAGAAGAAGAAAATGAGTGACAAAAACATCGACCAGGAGGTTCGCCGACTCGTGGAGGAAGCTTTTCCGCCCGTGAAAACAAACTGGCCTGCTGTAATCCTCGGCTTCGCGCTGTTCGGCTCCGCCATGTGGCGACTGGACGGTTGGCTTCTACTGGTGTGCCTGATTCTGTCAGCGCTGCTTGTGATTGCGGGGAAAAGCAAATGAGTTCTAAAGACCTGAAAATCGTTGAGATCATTGTTTTCGTGACAGCGATAGCCTTCCTGACCTACTCGCTGTTCATGCAGTCCGCGGGTGCGTTCGGCTTCTACTGCCTATTCCTATTCCTGACATTCTTCGTCGAGCTGGCTCGATACTCGAAGAGGATCGACGAGTATTTCGAGGAGCGGGCATAATGATGTACGTGCAAAGCCAAGACAGAATCCTCAATCGTATGAAGGAGGAGGACCGGAAAACGTGGCTCATTGCGTTCTTCGCAGCCCTCGGTCAGCCTGTTGTATGGGCCGTTGTTTTCGTAGCGGCGGCGGACAGACTTAATTCTTTCGGTTACCCGTTCTGGGGTTTCCTTCTCTGGGTTGTGGGTCTCGTAGGCGTTTCGCGCTGGCTGTGGCTCATGGCGAGGACACTAACAGCGGCGCAGGAGGTCATCAACACGGAAGAAGCATCGGAAACCATCCGCTCGGAATAGCAACCAAATAAGACTAAGCCCCGGCTTTTACGTCGGGGTTTGCTTTTTCTGTGGGTTAGATGTAAAGTGGGTTTCAGCCTTGAAAGGAGGGCATGATGCTAGAAAAGCACTATGATTTTACAGCCGAAACCAAAATGGTTGGAAAAGAAACTTTGCGACGAATCGTCGCTGTGGTGGACGATCCAGGTGGGAAATTCCTGGCCGGTGACCTCGGCGGCTGGCTTGGGGAGGACGCCACATTGGAGGACAACGGCTGGGTAGCAGATGAGGCCGCCGTGTACGGCCAAGCGTGCGTGTCCGGCAACGGCCTAGTGTGTGACAACGCGGAGGTTTTCGACCGAGCCATCGTCACTGACGAGGCGATGGTCATGGACGATGCGCAAGTACATGGTTCCGCGAAAATCAGCGGCAGTGCTGAGGTTTGTGACTCCGCGGTTGTGTCCGGTAAGGCCAAAATCAAGGAGGAAGCATCCGTCTGCTCTGAGGCACTGGTGTCCGACAAGGTGACTATTGGTGGCTGCGCCATTGTGTGCGGCCAGGCCGCAGTGCGCGGCAGAGCCCAGCTCAGCGGGGATGTTCTGGTCGGTAAAAACGCCGTTGTCACTGGTACCATGCGCGTCAGCGGCGCAGCCGACATCACTGGGGACGCGATTCTGTCGAACAATGTTGTGATCGACTTCGACGCCAACATTCACGAAACTCGCGACGTACTGGTTGTTGGGTCTTTCGGCCCGAACAGTCACCGCCTGTACCTGGTGCGCATGGGCAGCCGGGAGGGAATGGTTTGTCTTGGTCCGTTGCGTTCCACCACGGAAAACATGGTTGAGGATTTCACCGGTGAACTGGATTTGTCCGGCTCGGACATCGACGAGCTGAAGGCCATTCAGAGTCTTTTCACCGCGAGGGAGCTGACGTGGTGATGCGAACTCTTATCGGTACCAAAATAACCTTTGTTCCTGGGGCCGCAAACATTAAGAAAGGCTTCTACCGCAATGACGGTAAAGGCCGCTGGCAAGGGAAAACAATTACAAAGCCTTACTGGAGGATACACTTCGTCCATGCCGACTACGGGGTTTTCTTCCCGAAGCACAGCGTCGAAAACCATTCTTTGTCTTTCGACAGAAGGTACAAGGCAGAGGATGTGGCTAAAGATGAGTCGTTTTGGGCGGCTCAGGACGGCTACCTGTACGATACGAGCGGGCACTGGTGGATTGTTCAGCGTTCTGAAGTCATTGCCGAGCTAGGTATGCCGCCGAGGGAGGGCCGGAACCTGTTTATGCGGGAGCGGTCCCCCAACATCACTTACCCGGATGACTCTTTCTGGTTGGTTGACCACATGAACAACCGCTACGAGTTCGGTATGGCTGATGACGCCTTATTATTTGCCGTACGCAACAAACATCTATTTAAGGCCGACCATGCCTAAATTTTCGGTGACAGGGGCGTTGTCCAGGGAGATTGAACGCAGAGAAGCCTTAAGGAAAACTGAGAAGCGCTATATATCCTTGAATCGCAGGTGTCTTCGGATTTTAACGGACGACGGTTTTATGGAGTACCACAAAGGAGACAACCCTGAGTGGGAGGTCAACGACCGCTGCACCCCGGTCGCCATCCGAAACCTGCACGGTGGCTGGTTCTACCCAGACTTCCTAGTCAAGAGCGGACTAAAAAGCAACGACAAGGGTTTCCTAAAGGAGGGGCTTTATTTTTGGTTTGAGTTGGCTAAGCTCCCTGAGCAGGATGGGATTATTTATGTCGGCCCCGGCGACTATCGTGTTGTTATCCAAGGCTTCGAGGTGGCTCGGGTGGCCCTTTGGGGTCGGAAAGACTTCATGGAGCCCGACCCGGTAATCGAATTACCGAATGAACAATGGGAGTTGTTGTTGAGTCAAGGCCAACACAGTCTAATATTCGACACGGCACGAGACGTTTTCAAACACGTCAAAAACATGAAAAAGAAAGGTCTATTGTGAAAAACGAAACCTACCGTGGTTTGAACGCGCAATTAAATCTATTTGGGGATGACGGACGCATCCAGCTAGAGAAGGACAAGGAGGCGGCGCACGCCTACTTCTTGGAGGTGGTGAACCCCAACACGGTCTTCTTCCATACGCTGGAGGAGAAAATCGACTACATGGTCGATGAGGGCATGTGGGACGCGAAGATTGTCCGCCGGTTCGACTTCCAAGTCACTAAGGAACTTTTCAAGCGCGCCTACGACAAAAAATTCCGGTTCCCTACGTTCCTTGGCGCGTACAAGTTCTACAGCCAGTACGCCATGAAAACCCTGGACGGCACCCGCTGGCTGGAGCGCTTCGAGGACCGTGTTGTTTTGAACGCGCTTGCCTACAGTAGTAGCATCCGCCACGCGGAAACCATGATCGACCTGATTATGGCCGGGGTTTTCCAGCCCGCCACGCCGACGTTCCTCAACGCAGGTCGAGTTCGCGGCGGCAAGCCGGTATCGTGTTTTCTGCTGCGCATTGAGGACAACATGGAGTCCATTGCCCGCGGAATCCACGACAGCCTGCAGCTGTCCAAAAACGGCGGGGGTGTGGCCCTGCTGCTCAGCAACATCCGCGAGGAAGGTGCCCCGATTAAGGGAATCGAAAACCAGTCCTCCGGCATCATCCCGATCATGAAGCTGCTGGAGGACTCCTTCTCCTACGCCAACCAGCTTGGCGCGCGCCAGGGCGCGGGTGCCGTGTATCTGCACGCCTGCCACCCGGACATCATGAAGTTCCTGGACACCAAGCGTGAAAACGCGGACGAGAAAATCCGCATCAAAACCCTGTCTCTTGGGGTTGTTGTTCCTGACGTCCTATTCGAGCTGGCCCGTGAGGGCGCGGACTTGGCGTTGTTCTCCCCCTATGATATTGAGCGGGTGTACGGCAAGCCTGTCTCCGATTTGTCAGTTGATGAAAAATACTGGGATATGGTGTCGGATGACCGCATCCGAAAAGAGTGGGTGTCGGCGCGTAAACTCCTGCAACGCATCTCCGAAATCCAGTTCGAATCAGGGTATCCTTACCTCATGTTTGAGTCCGCTGCGAACGAGGGCAACCCGGCGCCGAACCTGGGGCGCATCAACATGTCGAATCTATGTTCGGAGATTATGCAGCCTAACGCAGCCTCCACATGGAAGCCAAACGGCGAGATGACCGGGGTCGGAGCTGACATTTCCTGCAACCTCGGCTCAGTCAACATCGCCCGCATTCTCGAATACGTCGAAGGCGCTCGTGCCGTAGGCGAGTTTGCAGAGCCGATTGAGTTGGTGCAGGGTACAGTGTTTTTCTACGTGGTGAAAAGGATCGTTGAGTTTCTGTCCGCTGTGGCTGACGCCGCCAACCAGGACGGTGACCAGGAGATCAACCCCTCCATCACCAAAGGCAACGTCAACACCCGCGCTATTGGTATCGGCCAGATGAATCTGCACGGATACCTAATCTCCCAAGGCATCAAATACGATTCTCCGGAGGCCCGCGCGTTCTTCTCCGCCTACATGCGCGTATTCACTCAGGCCGCGATCCTGTCTAGCCAAATGCTGTGCTTCTCTGACGAATGGGAAGGCAGAGAAGCCGTCAAAACATGGGCTCCCGCTTCCGGCTGGGAGTCGAGTGACTGGGCTAGCGGAAGGAAGCAGATTAAGCTGCAGGAGGCGCACCTGGAGGCCAACAAGCGCCACGAAGGGGTCGACATTCCGGCTCCGAAGTGGCTGCTAATGGAGCTCGCGGACTTGGACTTCACTCGTACCAAGCGGACGCCGATGGCGAACCTGTTCCTGCAGGCGATTCCGCCGACAGGCTCCATCTCCTACATCAACCACTCCACCGCATCCATCCACCCAGTTACCGCTGCCGTGGAGACCCGTAAGGAGGGGAAGATCGGGCGTGCCTACTACCCGGCTTTCGGTTTGACCGCCGACAACTACGAGGGTGTGGAGACCGCGTATCAGACCAGCCAGAAGGCCGTGATTGACATGTACGCGGAGGCCGCTCCGTTCGTGGACCAGGGGATTTCCTCCACATTGTTCCTGCCGGACACCGCCACAACCGCGGATTTGACCCGCCTGCACATGCACGCGTGGCGTAAGGGGCTGAAGTCCCTGTACTATGTGCGGATACTGCAGAAAGCCATTGAGGGCACCAACAGCGCGGAATGCGTATCCTGTAGTCTGTGACCTAAAACACAACGTCTTTCTTTGACGTTTAAAAGCCAACCGGGTATGGTTTAAACCGTACCTGGTTTTGTTCTCTAGAGGAAGAGGAAAACATGAAAGCATCCCTGCAATTCAAAAACAAGCAGGCGCACATGAAGCTCGTCGACGCACCAGACGACATTGGAGCCGAGGAGTTCAACGAAATGTTCGACACCTTGGTCGAGGAGTTCGTCGCCGGATCAACCAAAATCGGCTTCGAGGACATCGCCGCGTTCTGCTACACCATCGTCAACGCCAAGGAAGTGGCGTCACGGTCCTTCGGCATCAGCCACCTGAGGAACACGACAAGTGGCAAGAAACTGGCCGAGTCTATTGTTTTCACCTACACCAGCATGTCGGAGGATTGGACCATCTTCTTCGACGAGGAGAAGCCGCTCGGACAAAGGCTGTACGCCGAGTCCACTGCTGATGATGTTGACAACGCCGAAGCTTTCCTTGGTTTGTGCCGCAACGAAACCCTCGGTCTGTTCGGCAGCTGCCTGGTTGCCGACAACATCAGTGAAACCCCATACATAGAGGCGATGATGGGTGCTATGGTCACAACCCGTTTGATGCGCGCCGCCATTGAAGACAAAGCAAGCCTGGAAGGACTCATCTGATGAATTTCTCCCCCGTTGACTGGAACAACCCCGATCAAGCCATCGATCTTGAGGTTTGGAATCGCATGACCGGCAACTTTTGGCTGCCGGAAAAGATCGCCTTGTCCAATGACCTACCATCGTGGCGCCGACTGGACGAAAACAAGCAGAGGGCCGTAGTGCGCGCGTTCGCTGGTTTGACGGTGCTGGACACCCTGCAGGCCGAGGTAGGCGCTGGAGCCGTCGCCAAGCACGCGCGCTCCCATCACGAGGCCGCCAACATGGCGTTCATTGGCGGCATGGAGGCCATCCATGCCCGCTCCTACAGCTCCATTTTCGCCACCCTTGTCTCCAGTGAGCAGAACAAGGAGGCTTTCGAATGGGCCAGTGAAAACAAGTGGCTTCAGGCGCAGGCCAACATTGTCAATAATCGATACGAACACCTGGACCCCTACTGGACACGTGTGCACAGCGTCATGCTTGAGTCGTTCCTGTTCTACACGGGTTTCTATCCCGCGCTGCGTCTTGTGTCAGAGGGTTCGTTACCCAACACGGCTGATATCATCCGTCTCATCATGCGCGACGAGGGTGTGCACGGTTTCTACATTGGCCTGAAGGCTCAGGCGATCCGACCCCTGCACATGCGTCCTAGTCGGGTCACAGAATTAGTGTCGGCGCTGATGCATCCAATGGTCCCCTACGTGCAGGAACTATACGAGGGCACCGGCTGGACCGAAGACGTCATCAAGTTCGCCAAATACAACGCCAACAAGGCGCTCACCAACCTTGGGGAGGAGCCGTATTTCCCGGACAACGAAACCAACGTGTCGCCGCAGGTGCTGGCCCAGATGGTTGTCGACGCTAATGAAACCCACGACTTCTTCTCCGGCTCCGGCTCCTCCTACGTGATGGGCAAGGCGGAGGAAATCAGTGAAGACGAGTGGGGGAGCATGTGATGGATGTTCTCCTGGACACCCGCCAAGGCGGTCTTGTGGCCGCCTGGTCGGGTAAAGTCCCGAAACTTGAGGTCGCGTTGAAGCGTCTCGGCTTCCAGTTCAGCGACTTCGGCGAGTACTCCGCACCAACGCTAACTCTTGGCCTGCTGCGGGAAACCAAGAAGGCGGCAGCAGAGTTCGGCCGCGTGAAGGCCAGTAAGCTTCTCCGCGAGTGGGTAGCGTCAACAAAGGCGCGCGGCGCACTGCAGCACGCGGACTCGGACGCGGAGATCGCGGAACCGCTGCTTCGCGACTACCCGAAAACCGCGGAGGCGCTGAGGCCGTACCAACGCGCGGGTGTCGAGTTCATCCGAACCAATAACTCTGTGTGGCTGGCAGACCACCCTGGTTCTGGTAAAACCCTGCAAGCTATCGCGGGGATCGTCTCCCGCGACATCGAGGGCGACATTCTTGTACTATCCCCGTCCATTGCCACACAGGTGACGTGGCCGGAGGAAATCAAACGCTGGGCCCCCGACGACGAGGTTCTGGTTGTGACTGGTGGCCGCAAGCGACAGGAGGAGATTCTGGCGAAACTACAGTTCGAGTCGAAGACTCGGCGCCGCTGGGTTTTGTGCAACCTGGAGATGGCCCGCATGAAGTACAACAAGCCTGTCGAGGTAGAGGGCCGCATCCACAAAGGCTGGTGGTCCCACCATTTTCCGGAGCTGTTTTTCCTCGACTACGGGGCTTCGAAGCCAAAAAACAAGAGGCTGTGGGCTGCCGTCATTGTGGACGAGTCGCACCGTGCGCTCACCACCACTAAAAGCCAGCCGTACAAGCAGAGTCAAATCCGCGCTGGTATGGGTAACCTGGCGGTGAAACCCGGCGGGTTGAAGCTCGCGGTGTCCGGCACCCCGTTCCGCGGGAAACTGGAAAACGCCTGGGGCACCCTGAACTGGTTGGCCCGTGACGAGTACAAAAACTTTTACGGCTGGGCCGCCGAATGGTTTGAGGTGTCGGATCGTGCGATTCACACCATAAACGGTGAGGTCAACACGACCACTGTCGGTGATTTGTTGCCTGGCCGCGAGCCGCTGTTTTACGAGGATTTGGCGCGGTTTATGCTGCGCCGCACCAAGAAGGAAATCGCGCCGTGGCTTCCTGACAAAACCTACGCCGGTACCCTACACGAGATGGCCGACGAGATCGACTCCGAGGGCGTCAAATCCAGGCTTGTTGGTCACTGGTTGACGATGGGAACCAAACAAGGCAAGGCGTACCGCCAGATGGAGGAAGAGGCGATCGCCAACCTCGACTCCGGCACGCTCATTGCCAACGGTGTCTTGGCTGAAATGACGCGCCTAAAGCAGTTCGCGGGAACCTACGGCAAACTACGCCGCTTCATTGACTCGGATGGTTTCGAGGACAGTGAGTTTCTGCCGGAGCTGCCGTCCAACAAACTGGACTGGCTATTTTCGTATCTTGACGAAATCGGTATCAACAAGGACACCCGCAACGAGCACGGCCCGCATGTTCAGAAAATCGTCATCGCCAGCCAGTTCACCCGCACGATCAACCTGTTTGCGGAAACAATGGAGAAGAAGGGCATAGACACTGTTCGCATCACCGGCCAGGTCGGCGGGGATGAGCGTGCCGCGGCGGTTCGCGAGTTCCAGTCGGACGACGGCGCTAAGGTTATGCTACTCAACACCCTGGCGGGCGGTGTGGCTCTAACACTGGACCGCGCCGACGACCTGGTTATCCTGGATGAGACTTTTATCCCGGACGACCAGGAACAGGTCGAGGACCGCATTCACCGTGTGTCCCGAAACCACAAGGTCACCATCCACTATCTGCGAACCCTGGGAACAATCGAGGAATCGATTGCGCTGAAAACAGCGGAGCGGGACGACCTGCAGAAGAGAATCATCGACGGGGAAAGAGGAGTCGAATATGCCAGAAGCCTACTCTAGCGAGACCGAGAAACACCTGTCGGCGTCGGGCCGACGCCTGTTCAAGAAGTGCCCGTGGGCCTACCAGATGCGATATGTAGAGGGCATCAGCCCCATCGCTAATATCAGCCTCCCGCTGGTGTTTGGTGGGCTGATTCACGAGGCACTGGAGGGATGGTATGTTCCAGGTCGAGAACGCGGCGTGCCGCCGTGGGAGACGTTCAAGGATGGCTTCCAAAAGGCTGCCGTGGACCCGGAAAACGCCGGTATTTTCGTCGACGAGCAGGACTACCAGGTGAACCTCGATCTTGGCCTGGACATGCTGCGCGGGTATGTGGAGCACTACGGGGAGGAGCCGCATCTAGAGGTGATTCAGCCTGAGCTGGAGTTTCAGGTTCCGCTCAAATACAAGACCCTGGACGGGGAGGATCGCCGCTCAATTATGGGTTTCCTTGACCTGGTGTACCGGGACCACTCAAACAGCGGCACGTTGCACATCATGGAGCACAAGACCGCGAAAAGCCTGTCAAATAGCAACCAGTTCCTGCCACTGGACGAGCAGGCGTCGGTGTATCTTGTCGTGGCTACGCAAACCCTACGCGACCGCGGGTTGATTGGTTCGAAGGAGGTCGTACACAACATGGTGTACAACTACCTGCAGAAAACCATGTCAGACACTCGTCCACGCAACCCTCAGGGTCTGGTGTGCAACAAGCCGAAGAAGGAGCACTACATCGCAACACTGCTGGCAGCAGGGGTTGAGATGGAGGCTCCAGAAAAAATCTCGGTCAAGGATTTGACAAAACTAGCCGAGGATGCCAAACTAACAGTGTTCGGCGATCCAAGCGCAGTGCAACCGGCCCCCCGGTTCGCACGTAAACTGGTGGCCCGCAACACCAAGGAGATGAAGAACCAGGTTCTTCGCCTCCGGCAGGATTTGATGATGATTGATGCGACGGAGCGCGAGCTTCTGCCGACAGTCAAAAATCCAACCCGCGACTGCGGTTTCTGCGAGTTTTCGCAACTATGTATACTTGACGAACAGGGGTCGCTTGACCTCGACGGTGAACTTGTTCGCCGTTCCTACACAAGAAGGAGCTAGCCAAATGGCTGTTTACCACATTTCCTACACCACTAAGCCCCAGGACAACTTCGTTGCTGACGAAGACCTGAAGACCAAGCGTGTTGACGCTTCCTCCGCTCCCCGTGCCGTGGAGAAGGTTATCTCCGGCCTCATCAAGGGCGGCGTTGTGACCAGCCGCAAGCAGGTCAAGGTGCTGGAAGCCAAGCTCGGCGCCTAAGCCAAGCCAAGACGACTGAAAGAAGGCTTGAAATGCCTATACAAATGCCCCCTCACATCTGGCTTAAGGAGTGGCAAACCATATGGCCGGACATACAAGAAAAAATGTACAAAGGCAAGCTAACTGCCGTCCGGGTCATGGAGTACAAGAAGAACTCCGAATGGAACAAGTTCTATATCGATGTGCCGATCATCACTGACTCCGGTTGGCCCATGAATGAGGTGGAGCAGGCCGAAAAGTGTGTGGAGTTCCTGCACGACGAGGGCCTAGAAATCATCGTGACGCCGGAAGATAAGGTAAGCCAGTTCGCTTCCGCTGAGGCCGCTAAGCTACTCACCGGCAAACCGGTAAAGATTCGTGAGATCGGGGAAAACCATGTCGTTTCTTGATGACATTGCAACCGCTGAGGTTGTCGAGGAGAAAATCAACATCCTCATCTTCGGACAGTCCGGAGTCGGCAAAACCACCTTCGCGGGCTCCGGTCCCGACAACGGCGAAAAGGTGCTTATTCTTAGTATCGAGGATGGACTCCGCTCCATCGCCAAAGAAGGCAACAAAACCCAAATCAAGCGCATCAACACTTGGGGCGAAATGCTTGAAGCAGCGGACTACATCGAGCAGCACCCGCACCAGTGGGACTGGGTTGTTATCGACTCTGTTTCCCACATGCAGGAGAAACTAATCTGGTCTGACATCGTGGAGCGCGGCATCGCGCGCAATCCGGAGCGGAAAGAATACTCCACCCGCCAGCTGCAGGAGTACAACGAAGCGAAAAACATGTTCATGAACATCCTCGAACGCTTCATGTCCTCCGACGCGAACATCATCATGATTGCCCTGTCCGAGGTGTCGGAGGACCAGGAGGGAGACTCCTATGTTCACCCGAACATCGCGGGCCAAAAAGGCGGACTAGCGCAATGGCTGGTGTCCCGATGCAACCTGGTCGGTTTGCTACGGTTCGGCAAGGTAGCCGACAAGCAGGGCAAAATGCGGCTGGTGCGCCAGCTGGAGTTCAAGTCTCGTCCTGGGGCATCCATCAAGGACCAAACCTCGCTGTTCGCCAAGCCGATCACCCAGCCAACCTTGGCGAAACTCGCCGCGAAACTCGCGGAAACCAGCCCCAAAAACACCAAAGAAGACGCAGAAAACAAGAAAGAGGCATAGGAAATGGCTCAGAAGCTATCCTTCTCCAATATTGCTGTCCCTGACCAGAAAACCATTGAGCAGGCCGCATTCCAGGGCTACACTGGTCCCACCCCACCTCCCGGCAAGTACAGGGCAAAGCTCGCCGGAGTTCAAATTCAGGCCCGAGATACCGGAAATGTCTTTGTTGTTCGCTACGTCATCAACGAGACTGGCGAGCTGAAGAAGTACAACGGTTGCGCGATCTTCGACCGCCTCACCCTTCCTGAACAGCAAAAGGACGGAGAGTACTACACCATCCGCCTCCGCTCTTTCAACGACTTCTGCCAGGCCGCATCCGAAGGTAAAGGCACTCTGCGTGACTTCACTAAGGCTCTCGCGGACGGCAAGTATAAGGTCGAAGAAGGTAAGCAAGACGGAGTATTCAAGCTTCTGGTCGTTGCCGGTAAGCTATTCAACTTCAATAAAGAACACGACGTCTTCATTGAATTGCGCCACTCCCCTAACGCAAATGACGTCAACAACCCGTACCTGAATGTTCGCTACATTGTCATGGCCGATACAGCTCGTCTGTGGGCTGCCGCCGAAGACGATGTTGTCGACATCACTGATGTCACCGAGGAGATCGACGATGATGAAGTCGATGGCCTAGATGAAGACGACGATGATGACTTCGACGACTTGGACGACCTGGACTAGGAGAAAACAATGCTTGCCTCAACCCGCGATCTCGAAATCGACTTCTACACCCTCCAATCATGCGGGCAGTGCGACGTAATGAAGCGGAAGCTCAACGAATGGCGAGAGCATGTGCCGGAGCGTCTAAAGGGCCATGTCGATGTGCGAATGCATCAACTGGAAGATATGACCGAAGAGGAACGCTCAGACTTGGCAAAGGAGTATGGCGCGGTATCTGCCCCTGTAGTGGTAGTCAAGCACCTGAAAAAGTACTCCGGGCCCGTCACTCACGTCACTTCTGGCTTGCAGCCAGACCGCCTCATCGACATGCTAGATGACGATGTGGTTGCGTGGGACGACCCTGATGACCTATAATCATCACTAGCCAGAACCAGCTGGCTTAAATAGTGTTTAAACGTCCTCGGATATACTCTGGGGGCGTTTTCTCTAGGAGAAAACAATGAGATTTGTTTCACTACACGGGCACACGTCGTTCTCGTTCGGGGACGGGCACGGCAGCCCCGCAGCGCACGTTGAGCGCGCCAAACAGCTCGGCATGTCGGCCATCGCCGTCACCGAGCATGGTAATGTTTCAAGCCACGTGCAACTAGAAAAAGCCTGCAAAGACGCAGGAATCAAACCCATTTTCGGGGTTGAAGCATATGTTGCTCCCCCGCAAACCAAGGCCAAGTTTCATCAAACCATTCTCGCCATGACACAGCAGGGGTACCGGCAACTAAGCCGCCTTGTCACCATGTCTTATGACGAGGGCATGTACCACAAGCCAACCATCCACCCTGAGTGGTTTTTGGACCCGAAGCTCACCAGCGACCTGGTTGTTTTGTCCGGCTGCGCTGATAGTTGGCTATCCTGCACTATTGCCGGGGGTAAAGGCACCGACTATGAGCGGATTGATAAGGCTGAACAGGTTGAAGCGCTGACAGAGGAGGACAAGGCCGCGCGCTACGCGGAGGCGTTTCATCTGGTGGAAAACTACCTGGATTGCTACGGCGACCGCTTCTATCTTGAGGTTCAACGTTTCAAAAACTACGCGCGCACCCGCCTCATCAACCAGCAGATTTGCCTCCTGTCTGATGATCTTGGCGTCCCGCTGGTTGGTACCGCCGACGTGCACTACCCCCTGCCGGAGGACTGGTCGACACAGCTGGCCCTCAACTCTATCGCGTGGAAAGTACCAGAGGAGGAGCTGTCAGCGAAACGAGACTACAGCGCCGACCCGTGCACTTTCCCACTTAGCGACAAAGAGTTCGCTGAAGACCTAATTGCCGCCGGTGTACCGAAAGACAAGGCCATCCAGGCCACCAAAAACACCGCGGTTGTCGCAGACCGGCTTAACGTGGTGCTGCCGAAAACCCCGGATGTTCGTTTCAGCGGTTCCGACGGCACAGATGAAACTGCGCAGAGGATGCTGGTCGACCATATCAAAAAGGGCCTGCGTCGACGGGCCGAGAATCCGCGGTTCAAGAAGGATTATGTGGTCCGCAAGAAGGAGTATCTAGACCGAATCAAGAAGGAACTAGCGGTTATCAAGCCGAAGGGCTTCTCCGACTACTTCCTCATCAACGAGCAAATCATCGGCTGGGCCAAGTCTCAAGGGATCGCCGTCGGCCCGGCGCGTGGCTCTGCTGCTGGTTCTTTGGTGTGCTTCCTGCTGGGTTTGACCGAAATCAACCCCATGCTGTACCCAGAAATGCTGTTTGAGCGGTTTCTGGACCCAGGTCGTGAAGACCCGCCGGATATTGACACCGACTATGAGAATGAGCGGCGCCACGAGGTGTTCGAGTATGCGCGCACCCAATACGGCGACGCCAACGTTGGAAACATCCGCAATTTCACTCGGTACAAGGGGAAAACCGCTGTCAAGGATGTAGGCCGGTCCCGCAACATCCCCTTGCCGAAGGTGGAGCGCTACGCTTCCTTGGTCGGCGAACCGCCGTTTGGTGACCCCCGCGAGTTCAACTCCGCCGAGGATGCCGCCACCTCATTTAAGGAGTGCGCTGACATTCTAAATGAATACCCGGATTTGGAGCGTGCTTTCCGTATTGAGGGTGACATGAAAACCTTTAGCGTGCACGCCGCCGGGATGGTCATTAGTAACCTGCCGATCCACGAAACCTGCGCCGTGTACAAAACCAAGAAGACTAGCGGGGAAGAAGCGGACGCCATTGCTTTCGACAAGCGGGACGCGGGCTACCTAAACATGCTGAAACTGGATTGCCTTGGTCTAATCACCATGTCGACAATTGCCGACGTCATCAAAATGACGCCGGGGCTTACCCTGCAGGACATGTATGACCTGGAGTTCAACGACCCGAAAGTGCTTAAAGCTTTCGCCGACGATGACTTGACTGGTATTTTCCAATTCGAGGGTCGCTCCACCCGCGGGATCGTTCGGGATATTTACACCGGCCGCGACGTCGTGCCGACGTTCATGCAACTCGCCGACATCAACGCACTGTCTCGGCCCGGCTCGCTGTCCAGTGGAATGACCGGCCGCTACATCAAGGTTGCGCGCGGCGAGGACAGAAAGTCTCTGCACCCAGTCGTCGACAAGATTCTGGAGAAAACCAACGGCTGTCTTGTGTATCAGGAGCAGGTGATGCACATCGGCAAACAGTTCGGAGGCCTGTCCGACCACGAGATTGGCTTATTGCGCAAGATTATCGGCGCGAAGAAGGCCGGTGGCGCGTTTGATGAGTTCTGGGCCAAGTTTAAGGAAGGCTCAGCGCGGCTGCATGGGGCCAGTGAGAAGCTGGCACGCGAAATCTGGGACTATATGGCGGCGTCCAGCTCCTACCTGTTTAATGCTTCCCACGCCATTTCCTACGCCGCCGTGGCGTATTGGTGTATGTGGCTGAAGGTTTACCACCCCGCGGCCTTCTACGCGGCTTCTTTGCGCTCGGCAGCAAAGAAAAACAAGAAGAAGGACTCGGTTGACCCGCAGTTGCCAATTATGCAGGACGCAGTCGCGCACGGCGTCACCGTCAGCCCGCCAATCCCCGGCGTTAGCCGAGCCAGCTGGTGGATTAATGAGGAAGGCTCAGGCGTTGTTGCCGGATACACCCAAATCCCAGGCATCGGCCCCCGCGTGGCGGAGGGCATTACGGCCCTGGAGTCTGTGACATCGTGGAGTGACTGCCTACCTGTTCGAGGTTTCGGGCCTAAAGCCCTGGATAAGGCCGAGGCTTTCTGCGCCAGCGGAGACCCGTTTGGTATCTCGCTAAGTGTCTCGGTTATTTCAGCTGTTCGAGACGCCATTGCTGACGGCAGAGTCGCTCTGCCTCACCCCACAACCGACCCCGCTCTTATGACAGGCCAGAATGGCCAAATCGAGACCTACATTGGCCATATTGTGGCTATTAAACTCGTCGACGTCATCCAGGACACCTGCACCCGCGAGAACAAAACCCGCGAGCAGGTCGTGGCTGAGATGGAGCGACCAGAGTTGTCGACTAAGGCGAAAATCATCACAATGGCCTCGAATGGTGTGGAGGTGCATGTGAACGTGTCCAGATACAACTACCCCCGCCTAAGGCAGGAGTTTGAGGGGCTGGACCTATCCAAGCCACATGTGGTTCACACCACAGGCAAGGTTTCCACAGACTTCGGTCCCGCCGTACAAGCGTCCCAGGTTACTGTTTTTGAGATGGAGGAAGAAAAATGAGCTACAGCGACGTGATCCAAATGTCGATGGAGTCCGCTCCGCTGGCGATAATCGGGGTTGATCCAGGGGTTACCACCGGAGTCGCCATCGCAACTCTACAAAGAAAAGAGATCGGCTCTCTGGCGGACGTGTTCGTGGAGATGGGGCAACTGTCGTATGGTTTCAGCGGAAACGGCTTCGATATCATCGAGTCCGCCAGCGCTGAGGAGGGTGAGGCAAAGGTTGCGGCAGAGATTGCACAGCTGGTGCGCACAGCTGTTTTACACGGAAGCCGTGTTGTCCTGGTTATTGAGGACTTCGTTGTCCGCCGGTTCGACAGCAGCCGCGAGTTCCTGTCCCCAGTGCGCATCACGGCCAGGATACAACAAGAGCTATTCAACGAAACGATATGTCAAGGGGTAACAGTAGCGATGCAGTCGCCGTCCGACGCCAAACAAACCTGCACTGATGAGAGGATGAAGAAATGGGGAATCCAGCCCAAGACACACAAGGACCGTCACGGATTGGATGCGGCAAGACACTGTGTCTTGTTCATCCGCAAGTTGATGGCCAATCCGAACCAGGCGCTCCCTGGCTAGTCTCCTATGCTGACATCGCGTGGCTCGCGGGCTGGAAGCGCGGCGAAGTTCCGCGTAGGCGTTTCCAGGCGGCTGCAAAACGTCTCGGTGTCGGATGGCACACCTGGTTTAACCGGAGGGGAGTTTTCTACCCTGAGGAGGCTCTGGAGGTGGTCAAGGAGATCGCCGGTAGGTTCGACAGCTCGCCGCACGTTGACTACCCCTACGTAGAGGCCAATGTCCTGTCGGCTGGAACCGACCTCGCCGACGGCTACCCGTCCCACACTCTCTCCCGGCTAATCCACGGTGACCCCGACTGGGGTGACAGCGCGCGGTTGTTTAGGTTGAGAAGGGGAAATGAGGACGGATGGATCGTGGCCCCGGAGCACCCCTGCATGAACTTGTACCCCTGGATCAAAAGCGGTACTCTTGTTTTTCGTAGAGATGCTATCGAAGAACTAGAAAAGGCAGGATACATTGTCGAGTAGAGAACTTGCTTACAGCGAGGCTTCGGAGGCGATGCGACAAACCCTCAAAGCCATTGAGCTTGACAAGCAACATAAAGTATATGGTCGAGAAGGCACCCAGGAGGTCGCCTGGCTGGCGAACGAGCCATTAAGCATGGAGGACTTGGGTGACACCATCTGGGCCTCCCTGGCAGCCGCTGGGTTTGTTCTAGCACACGACCCGGATAGGGCCCGGCCAGAGGAACTAATGGTGGCGTTCACTGTACGTCAGGCTGCGCAGCATGAGTCGTGAGCTGAAACCCCCGTGCGAAACGCGCGGGGAGCTTTTTGAGCTGTATAGAAGCCAGGAAGAAACAGACGGCCAACGAGGATACCGCATTCCGCTGGCTTTGGCGGTGTGCGAAACATGCCCTTTGAACCTAAAGAAACGCTGCGCCAAGACGCGACCTGAGGGACGGTTCGGTCATATCGGTATTTGGGGTGGAGAGATCGGAGTTAAGAATGAAGGCTAGAGAAGCATATACTAGAGCGGGATGGCCGGTGGTGGTTCCTGTATCCAGCGGGAAAAAGTACCCACCAGCCGAAGGGGTAACAGGAAACGTACCGGCTCCGAGCTACAAAGAGATGTTGGAGATATGGGAAAAGTATACGCCGACACAGCCTAACCTAGCGCTGCGCCTGCATTCTGGCCGAGATGACTTCGACGTCATTACCGTGGATGTCGACCACTACGGAGTAAAAACCGGCGTCGACACGATTCGCGAGCTAGAGAGGCAATTGGGAGCGTTCCCGTGGTCTGCTCCTATGTCGACTCGTCGCGACCCATCTACACGGACGGGACAGTATTTCTTCCGCGTGCGTAAAGGCATGTCATGGAAGGGAGCCATCGGCCCTGGTGTCGATGTAATCCAGGATACTCACCGGTATGCTGTGGTGTACCCGAGTATCGTTGAGGGACTACAGTACCGCTGGTATGTGGACGGCGAACCGTCCGATATTCCTAACATCGATGAGCTGCCGTGGCTCCCCGACGCCTGGCAAGACTACGCTTCCGCTGGCGCGGCCAAAGAACACCACGACAAGTCCAAATCCAAGGTAGCAGCCGCGCCGCGCGGTAAGGCTCGGATGCGCGCCGCTATTAGTTGGCTTCGTGAAAACACCCTCCGCTACGGCCACAAGGACGCGCTGCCGACCGAGGCGATGCAGAAGACATACGGACCAGAATTCGTAGAGGCTCTTGGAGGAAACGCGCACGACACAATGTTGGCGGCTGTGCATCAAGCGGTTCGTCTGGCTCTAGAGGCTCATACAGGCTTGAAGGTGGCGCTTTCTCGGATTCGTCGCGCTTTTGTTGATGAGGTTACAGGCTCTCGCGCTGGTGCGTCGCGACGTACCGAGGAGTCCGCGCTGGGCGAATTCGAGCGCGCGCTGATCGGAGAGGTGGAGAAGGCTGAGGTTGAATCCGCAAACGGAATTCGTTTCCTTAGCCAAGATGTCGATGAGGAGGTGCTTATGAGGCTCAATCGGACATTCTTACGTCAGGCTGCGGTTAAACGTCCAAAAGGCGTTGACTTGTCGCTATTCCGCGACACAGATCGCGCGCATGCCGAGATGTTTGCGGCGTATTGGGGTCAAGACGTTTTAGTCACACGTGACAAAAACACCAAAGAGTTTGCCGTTTGGGACGAGGAGACTAAGCGTTATTCATTTCGCACTCAAAACGAGATGTTCCAACTTCTGTACACTGCAACCTCAGATCGTATCCGTTACGAAGCAGACAAGATTGAACAGCGCGCGGCTGAGCTAAAGAATGCTCTTGGCTCCCGCCAGGCCCCGCCGGATACCGACGACCCGGACGATCTTTTCTCTGAAGCCAACAATCTGCGAAAACGCGCAGATAGTATCGAGTCGACTTCTAGGAGCCTGAATATCCTAAAACAGGTTCACTCTGTCTACGACCAGCCATCCGCGATCCAGGATTTTGATTCAACCCCAGGCCTCATTGGTTTGCTTGGTGGGGAAACCATTGACGTAGGAAGTCTGGACTCAATCGGTTATGCGCGCATATCTAAGCGAAAAGACCGCCTAACAATGAATACGCAAGTCCGCTTGGTTCCAAACGCAAAGCACCCTGGATGGAATAAATTCCTTGACAAATTCCTTCCGGACCCAGAACTACGCAAGTTCACGCAAAAGGTGCTCGGATACTCCCTTGTCGACGGAAATCCTGAGAAGATCGTCGTGTTCTTGTGGGGGCCGTCGAATACCGGCAAAACGACCATCCTGGAGGCATGCGGCGCGGCATTAGGCGATTACGGCGGAACCATTGACGCAAGTGCCCTATTCGGAAAGAGTAACCGAAGCGGCCCTGCCCCAGAGCTTATTGACAGCTTCTTCCGCCGGTTCGTCTTCATGTCTGAGGTCGGCGACACGCATGTTTTGTCTGCCAACGCTATCAAGCAGGCCACCGGTAACGACACCCAGAAGAACCGCCTGCTCTTCTCCAACGAGATGATTTCTGGCTCGCCGAAATTCACCCCTTACATCTCCACCAACACAGTCCCGGAGGTTAAAGGATCGGATAAGGCGCTAGCCAACCGCCTCGTTGTAATTCCATTCCTTAGCGAGAATAAGCCTTCAAAGGTGAAGTGGGAGGAAGATGTGCGACGCAACCCGGAAATCCAGTCCGCTGTTCTCGCGTGGCTACTTGAGGGCTGCCGAATGTACCTTGAAGAAGGACTAGACCGAGATAGTTTCCTTGCTGAGGTAAGTAATGCCTCCGCTGAGTTCGCTTCTGATGTTGACCCTGTGTCAGAATTTATTGCCGAGGTGCTGACAACCGGAGTCGACGGAGAGATTTTGGAAGACCAGCTATGGACCTTATGGCAAGAATGGTGCCTTGTGCGCGGCCTACGAGACTCTGAGGTGGGTGACCGACGTCGCCTGCGCAAGAGACTTAAGGGCCACGGGATCAACAACCGTAGAACGATGGACAAAGACAGGAAACATTATCGTCTTTTTGTTGGAGTAAGCGTTAAATAAAAGAACCCCCGCCTCAGTAAAGAGTAGCGGGGGTTTCGTCACCTGTGACGATTACTTAGCAAGGTTGCTGCGCATCTTGTCGAACAGGGATTCAATGTCGGTGCCAACAAGGTCACTGACCGTGGCTTCGGGCTTGCGGTGCTTGCCTTCCGCTTCGGCAGTCGGGGCAGCCTTGACGACTTCCTTGTTCTTGTCGGCGATGAAGTGCGTCAGCTCTTCCACCACCTTGTTGGTGATGTCCTGAGCGTTGCTCGGGGACACGCCATTCTTGGTGAGACGAGTAGACAGGGCCGCCAGGAAAGCGGCAGCAGCGCCAACGATCACCGCAGACTTGTCAACGCGACCAGTGGACGCGAACGTGGCTGCGATGGCAGCGAGCGCACCCGCGAGGGAGCCGACGAGGGAGTTGACGGTGTTGGCGTAGCGGCGGTACAGAGACTGTCCGGCGACATAGTCACCAACAGCGGCACCGACCTGGCTGAAAAGGTTGTTAGCCATTTTTACTTTGCAATTCCTTCCTTGACCATCCGGTCATGAACAATCTTATCAGGGTCTTGACCAAGGGCCCGGATAATGAAATCCACTTTCGCCTCAAGTCCGTAGGTGCGGGCATCACCAATGCCAGCCCACTCCTCGGCGGACATGAAACGTTCAGGGTTGATACGGGACTGAATCTGCATATTGAGCAGTTCCTCCAATTCGTCTAGTTCTTTGGGTGGATTGTTCGAGTAGGCGTACCCCTTCGGCGGGATCATAGTCGCCATCTGCTCGAACGAGCAAGCGTACTCGAAAGGCCAGAAGCCGGAATCCGCGACATGGAAGTGTCGGCGTCCGCCGTTCACCTCGTAGCCGACGATACACACATAGTGGTACACGGTACCGCCGCCGTAGGACGGGGTGGTGGTGCCCAGGGTGGCCTGCGGGTAGTTGCTTGGAGGGACCACGATGTTGGCGATCACCGGGAAACCAGCGCGGATGCTGCGTTTCACGTTCTGCCAGAAGTCCTCCGACTCCGCGTAGGTCGGCGGGTCGTGCGGCATGTCGACCGTCACGTAGTTGGCGCCTGGAGCGTACTCTTCGATCACCGGCGGGAACAGGCCGATGTAGTCGGTCCCGTCCTCCGTGGTGCGCAGCTTTTGTGCGAGCTCAGCCTCCGGCACAAGTCGGCCAATCAGCGAGCTCAGCAGGGTTTGGGTGGATGCGGGGCCGCACCAGTACCCGGTTTCCTGCACAAGGTCGGTGTTGATGTACGGGAGAATAACCCGTTCGTCTGGTTCGGTCACAAGCTCCTCCGGTAGGATTGCGTCCCCGAGGGACAAAGCCTTCAGGAAACGCCGGTTGCGGTCTTCGATGCCGTTGGTGCCTCCGTTGATTGCGCGGGTCGCGCGCTCGAAGAATCCCCAGCGGGTGATGTCGTCCAGGTTGCCGTCGGCAGCTGCGTCCGCGAACTCGTTGAGGCGTGGGCGGGCCACCGTCCAGTACCACACGGCCCCGAGAAAGCCATACTCGTCCGACGACAGCAGCGTCGGCTTGTCAACAAAGAATGTAGGGGAGTCCACATACCCATTGTCGAAAGCCCAGCGGCTCAAGGCCGCGTAGTTGTTGCGGCCCGTCACCTGAATCGGTCCGCGGCCCTTGTAGCGGGGGCCGTCACCGGCCTGGGTGTTGCCAAGGTCGCTTCGCCATTCGTAGGCACTGCCGTCCGCGTACTCCTCCATCGCATCCAAGCCAACACTCTCGTGGCCTAGTTGTGCAATGAACATGGCGGCCCGCGGGATGTTGGTGCATCCCGCCTGGACCAGGGCGCGGTTGAACGCCGGGGCTAGTTGTTCGTAGCGCGCAAACGGTGCGCGGTTAAACATCACTTCCGCCAAAATATGCGGTTTAACCATTCGTTACCTCCTTATTCGTCGTTCGTAACGCAGGTTGTCTTCCATTGTTCCGCCTGACTCTTCTTTCGACCCCCCTGCCGGGGTTCGTCCAGTGTGGTTGGACATGAGGAGGCAGGTTATGTTGTTCCACTCGAAACCGCCGTACCAGTTTCTCCAGTTATTGGAGCGAACCCACAGGCGCACGCTGTAGCCCGCGCGGGGGACCACAATGGCCTCGGAGAAGTGAAGAGTAGCCTCAATATCCGCTTTTGTGGTTGTTATTCGGGTTTCACGCAGCTGGTCGGTTTCGGTGTAGGTTTTCAGTTCATTCCACGTGTGGTAGTTGCCCTGGTGGCCGCCTGTAGGAACTAGTCCCGCTGTTGCGCGGGTGAACACAATCCAGGTTCCCGGCTTGTCGAAAACCACGCGGCGGTTCGTCACGTCCAGGTGCGCACCCTGCGACGCACCGAAAGTCTGGTTGAACGGGATAAGCCGCTCGTTTTGTCGGGGGTCGTTCCAGCCGATGTTTTTCAAGGCTTGCAGTAGGCCGCCGCCAGCGTTGACTGTAGTGTCGCAGTACGCAGAAATGTAGCCTTCTGGGATCAAATCAAGACGCTGGGATATTTCTCTGTCGAGGGCCTGCTTGGCTTCGGCGATTTTTGCCTCTGTCGCCGGGATAATGTCGGTTTTGATCCGCTGGACTTCCTGCTTTGTGCTGGTGATTTCGCCCTGAGCAGCAGAAACCCCGCCTGTGTTTGTCGTAATGCGTTTGTCATGCTCGCCGAGCTCCTTGACAATGTTGCCGAACACACTGTCACCCGCAACCGCGTTGACTTTGACAAGTCCGGTTTCCGCTAGTTTCTCCACGTCAGTGCGGTCGTCATGGCGTAGGCCGCCGGGCTGGGTGATGACAATGTCACGTCGGTTAACGTCTGAGGGCGGTATCGCCGCCGATTCCGCTGGGTTGTCCCACAGGTCTTCATTCCAGTGCGGGTGGTTCACGATCTTCGACACTGTCCATCACTCCCTTCGTAATCTGCTGGTCAAGGTCATTAAGTTTTCTGATGAGGATTTTGATCCGTTCTGTTTCTTTCCCGCCAATGTCGGCCAGTTCGTTGCGCAATAGGCGAATCAACTCGCTAGCTACTAGTTGCCAGCGGGAAAGCATTTTCTCGGTATTCTGCGTCACCTTACTCTCGGCTCGCAGCTCATCGATTTCCCTAGCTAGTGTCTTGTAGCTCCGGTTCATTGGTTTTTTGATGCTGAACCGAATGTTTTGACGAACTGTACCAACGAGAACTGTGATGGCCACCACAAGGAAGGTGACTTGGCCAAGAGTTGTTGACGTGTCCAACCTGCTAAGGTCGGGGAACGTCACTACTCGACCCCCTCAAAAAAGTATATTTGCGCCAAAATAGTATGGATTGTTCCAATAAACAAAGCCATAATCCCAACCCCGAAGAAGGGGCTAGGGCTGTGCATGATCCCACCGATTGACCACACGAGACCAAGGGCGGCCCACACCGCTCCGGTAATAATGTGGGCTGTGCGGACATGCTTCATTTTGGCCACGCACACAAGCAACATGATCCCGGCCAGAGGGAAAATCACATCCCAAAGCTCAACGCCACCAAAAGTAAGCGACAGCCACCACTCATCCGGCGGGGTTTTGGGTTTAATAAGCATGGATGTCGGACCAATGAAAAGCCCGCCGAAGGCAATCGTCATAACAGACATAACAAAACCCAGCCGTTGTAGGGCCGAAACAGTGCTGTCGCCGCGGCGGTCCTTCGGGTCAATATTGACCATCCAGTTTGTGTTTCCGACTGTCATCCGAGCACCTTGACCTGGCCTGCGGCGTTCTTCATCTTCAGCTGGCCGCCATGCGCGTACACCACGATTCCGCCGACAGGGGTTACTGGTTCGTTTTCCACGAAGTTGAATTTCGCTGGCATATTGAACTCGCCGGGGGCTATCTCTCCGCGGTCGCCGAACAGGTTGCGCAGCATAACCCAGCCACCGCGGGTGTACACGAACCCGGTTTTTGTGACCTTATTAATGGCGAAAAACTGTTTGATTGGGGTACCAAGGGCACGCATCCGCGAGGTGCGGTCTCGTAGCTTCTCCAGCGCCATGTTGTCCGACTCCTCGTCCAGCACAAGGTCAATCGCTAGACTGGAGCCGGGAGGGCCCTGTGGACCCTCTTTACCGGGTGGCCCAGAAGGAATCGGCAACTCGGCCACGCCGTCCTCCACAAGGAGAAACGCACGACGAGTCTTCTTAAAGTCGAGGGCATCCCCATCCTCGCTGAACCGCAGCCTAACTAGGATGTCCCCTAGAGTGTTTTGATCTGCCAAAGTGTTCTCCTTATTCTGCGTTGAAAGCCGCGGTTATGGCGCGCAGGAACTGCGCGTTGCGGCGGGACTGGATTGCCCACGGCTCCTCTGGCCGATCTGATTCACCAAGGCGAACCTCAAAAACCACGCCGTTCTCACGGTTCGCGGTCAACGTGACCTGTTTCAGTCGTTCCGGGATGATGCGGTCACTGTCATCATCCTCCCAACCAACTGGGTCCAGGAGGTCGAAGTCCTCAAATACCCTGAATGGCAGGAACGAGTTCACGTTACCGGTGAACTGCGCGGTCTTGTACCCGAGGGCACTGTACCGCTGCATACGCAGAGCCTGCGCCGCGTCGCGTGAGTAGGCTGTGTAGCCTTTCCCGCCGTAGTCCTCCGGCAGGGCGAAATCACCAAGGAAACGCTTCTGGTCGGGGTCTTCCGCGCGTTGGTACGCGAAGAAAATGTCCTCAAGTTTCCCTGTGATCCAGCCGGTGAGGGCTGAGAACCCTATTCCTATTAATCTTAACACCTGCTGGATAAGCGTCCTTGCGATGAGCTTGATACCCTGGTTCAAAAACTCATTCGACTTGCCACCGGTGATAGAGCAATAGGTGGTGGGGGCGAAAGCATTGACTTCCTGCTGGTGCCAGTGCTCGTCACTAGAGCGCAGAATCGGCCACGACACGTTGTAGCGGCCTGTATCCGTGCCGAAAAAGTCGCGTAGGAACTTGGTGTCAACGGTCGGCTGCAGGCTCGGCGGAATGTCGTAGCGTCCGAAAATACCGCGAATGAACGTGCGAATCTCGTGAGTAATCTCCGCAAAGAAGGAACGATAGGTCGGGTTGAGCCTTGTTCGATCCTTGTCAATGAAGTCGATGACGATGCCCGGCTTGGCCATATTGATTCCGCTAATTTTCGGGTCTCGGCCAGGAACATAGCAGTAGACATCCGGGAGGATGTTGTTATCTTTACATGTCTCCGCGACAAGCTCCGAAATCGGCGTCATCTCCGCCACAAGCGCCACATTCGGTGTGGTGTCCGCTCCTTTAGGGGTCGGCGGGACGATCACGGGGTGCATGAAAGACTGTAGGTCACGCCACTTACCAGGGTCGTTCTGGTAGTCCGCGAGCTTGTAGTTGGCGATGAGCCTATGCTGGTTAGCCTGAAGGCGTACCGCGGCCTTGATGACGTAGTCTTTCATCACATGGATCGCCGGGCCTAGCGCGATGTCCCGCTTCGGGAACTGCGCGTTGAGCACCGCGAACGGACTCGGCCACGCCAGGATATGCTGTAGCCACACTTTGTCATGGTCCAGCTCCACCTTGATGGTGGACTGGGGTCCGTTGCCGGTGCGGGTGCTGCGGCTGACACGACCGGTCCAGGTTTTGATTAGGCTGCCAGCGCGGTACACCAGGAAGTGCACGAGGCACACCTGCAGATTGGACCGCATGAAATGCTTAGACCAGGCGCTGGTGCCGCCGATGGTGAAGGAGCTGGCATCAGACGAGTCCGCCTCAGACGTCCAAGTGATGGACAGGTCCGACCAGTCGCCGACGTCGCCGAGGTAGCGCGCGGTGCCGTCGCGGACTTCGATCCGCACCGTGTACTCGTTGTCGGACTCTACAGACTGCCTCCGCTGGTGGAGGCTGGTTTGGTTGAAGAATTCGGCTATGTCCATGACGTGAACTCCGGCGAGTATTTAAGACGCGGCAGGCCATCACCAGAACGGGTTTCATCTGTCACGTGACGAATCTCCAGGGTGTTCATGGTTTGCGGCTCCAAACAGAAACGAGGCCGCTGGCCAACCATACTTGGCCACAGGTTCACAATAGTGCCGTTTTTCTGGCGCTTAAGGAAAGTTGGGTTCTTCGGGTTGTAATCGAGTTTGGCGACCTCCCCCTCGGCCAGGCCGGGGGTGCGCAGGTTCGGCTGTTCATAGCCCAGCGAAAATTCCCACTGACCGGGGCCGGGAAGGTACAGCTCCGGGTACACCCGCGGCGCCGTCGACGCATTGAAGAACGTCACACGGTAACGCTTGCCGCCAACAGGCTTGAAAACCTTTTCTTCACGGTAGCCGAAGAAGTACGCCGCGTCGGACGTCCAACCCCACTCCATGCCTTTGATGGTGTTGTGCAGGCCCCAGTCCTTCTCAATGGTGCCCTGCCCCGCACCCTCAGCGGCCATAGCCGACAAGTAGCGAGGCTCGCGTCCGCGGGTGAGGAACCACAGGCGACCAGGTGAGCCGTGTTGGTGGTTTGCGTACCAGCGATCCTTGTTGCGATACAAGTCGGCGACGTCCTCGCCGAAAATGTTTATCGACGCTTTGATGTTACGGCGGGTGGCCACCGCCGACACAAACTGTGAGCCGGGGGTGTTTGCATCGGCGTCATAGCGGTATTCGGTCACCGGCAGCTCCAGGCCGTCCATTCCGGGGGCCAATTCGACCCCCAGGTTAGCACGGTAGGCTTTAGGGCCCGAAAGGAAGAAGCGGTCGCCGTTGACCCACTTGGAGCCGTCCCATGTGGGTGGCCCCTGGTAGATAATCCATGTGGGCTGGTCGGTTTTCAATGTCACCTCGTCCTAATCGTCTGTCGGCGCTGCTGCTGGTATTGCATGTGGTTGACCGTGTTAATCAACTCGCCGCGCGACATACCGGTGTTGATGGTTCCGATGAACGGAGCCTCACGGCCCGCTCCAATGGAGCCACTGGCCACAGTCTCAACGGCAGCTGCGATGGCTCCGGGAATGAAGCCCTCCAGGTCCGTCTTCAACTGCTTGTCCTGTTGGTTGGAAATAACAGCGACGTTGTGCGCCAGGCCGGAAGGGTCACCGGCGGCTGCCGCCTGCCACGCGGGGATCGCAGCAGCGATCTCCTCTTGACTTGATTTTACAACGTCGTAGAAGGTGACCATTTCGCTGGCCAGGGCACCCAGGCCGGTAACGGAGCCGAGCTGTTTTACGGTTTCCTTGCCGACCTTCTCCTCGGTGGTTTCCTCACGCGCGTAGGGGTTGGTGCCGTCGTCGCCGAGAACCTTGTACCCGTAGTAGTACTCACCGGTTTCCTTAAGCTTCGCAATCCGCTGGTCCTCGGCTTGTTCCTCCTTGCGAATCCGCTCCTCATCGGCGTTCAGCTCCTTGCGTAGAGCCTCATCCTCCTCCTTGTGGCGAGCCTCCACCGCTTTCTTCTGCTCGTCGTTGAGGTCTTTGAGCTCTTCCTCGTGGCGCTTACGAAGCTCCTCCTGCTTCTTCTTGTCGGCCTCCTCCGTGGCTTTCTTGCGTTCCTCACGAGCAGCGTCGCGAGCCTTCTGCTTGGCTTCGTCCTCTTCTTTATCCAGGCGCTCCTTGGCGGCCTTCTCGGCAGCCAGGTACACACTCGGGTCGGCGGAAGCCTCAAGGGTCTTCGACAGGGCGTAGTTGCCGCGTTCGAAAGCCTTGTTGATTTCACCCTGGTCACCCTGGACAATCTTGTTCAGGTCAACCGGGTCTAGCTTCATGGTGCCGTCGATGCGGGACTTGAACACGTCGTGCAGGGAGCCTGCGATATGGTCAACCTGGTCGTCACGGTACTTAGCCATGTCTCCACGAATACCCTGGATGCCAAGGTTCAGGCGTCGGAAGCCCTCCTGCAGATCGTAAGGCTGGCGCTGGTAGGCGGAGATCATGGCGGGCATGAGCTCAAACACGAACGAGTTGAATGCGCGAGTCTGCGCAGGGGACAGCACCCGCTCTGGTTCGAGCGTGTACTTCGGCATATAGCCGATACCCAGGGCCTCGCCGCCGCTGTCGTAACCGTGGCCGTGGCCCCACATGGAGGTCAAGTCGTTGCCGTACTTCGACTTGTAGTAGCGCAGGGCTGCGTTCATGTTGGCCCACGGGTCACGGCGATCATCCGGCAGGGACGGGTCACGATAAGAGGCGAACGTGCCGGGGATGATCTGCAACAGGCCGACGCCCGCGCTATCACCAGTGCCGTTGACGTCGACAATCTGCTGCGAGATGCCGGGGTTACCACCAGACTCGGACTGAATCTGCTTCAGCATGGCGTTGACCTGCGCGGGGTCGTCGGCGTTGAACCCGTTGCGGCGCATTGCCTCCATTGCCATTTCACGCCACGACTCAACATCGCCGGACACGCCGCCAGCGCCATCGTAGGAGCCAGCACCGCCGCCGAAGCGCGGAATCTTGCTGAAGATGAAGTCTTTGACGCCGTCCAGAACCTTGTTGGTGAGAGCGTGCATGGCTTGGCCAGCAATACCGGCGAAGCCTTTCATCTGGTCGCGGATCGGATCGAAGGCTCCGCCAATAGCTTCCTTGATCTTATTGAACATGCGGGACCAGAAACCGCCGCCGTTGCCGCCATTCCCACCGGAGATGAACTCGCCGAGGTAGTCGGCCAGGGTGTAGTGAAGGCTGAACAGGGGGTTGTCGGAGCCGCGAGCGCCGCCGCCAATCTGCACGCCGTGGTCACCAGCGGACTCGATGTTGACGCCGTCGATGGTTCCGGCCATGTGTGAGTTGGGGCCACCGCCACCACGCATAATACCAATGGTGACGCGACCATCAAGGCCGGGCTTGAAACCGAACTGTTCGAACGCGGATTCGGTGCTGAACAGGCGGCCTGCGCGGAGGTCTCGGCCGTTGAGGAAGTTAACCACGCCAGACCAAATACCAGAGCAGTCCCACGAGGGATTGCCGTCGCCGCCGTATTGATAGGGTTTACCATGCTCAGGCTTAAGGGCTTCGAACAAGGCAGCGATCCGACCGTCAAGGTCGACAACACCGCCGTTGGCGTAGGCTGCACCCTCGCCGAGCATCCGCTGAACGCCTTTAACACCCTGTTTGCGGGCCACACTGTTCATGGCCTCGACGGCAGCGGGGCCACCAACAGCCTTGGTCCATTCGGGACGCATGATAGCCTCGCCGCCGGACAGAGCAAGGCTGCCGCCGGTTGGGCTCCAGAATTTGTGCGGGTCGCGTCCTGGGCTGTAGCCAGGCATCACACCACCCGTTGCGAAGCGCATCTCATCCACGGCTGGCACTGGCGCCAGGTTTCCGAGTTTACCGCCAAGGAACTTGTCGTTGATGTGGTTCCACGTTCCGACAATGCCCTTGTTCACAACAATGTCGATGAACGCACGAACCGGGTCGGCGAAGATTTTCTTCAACAGGTTCCAGTGGTTCTTGATGCCGTCGACGCCAGCCTTGAAGATGTCTTTCAGCCAGTCGATGGCTGGCTGGAAAATATGGTCAACAACCCAACGGAAGCCGTCGCCGGTTTTGCGTAGCGAGTCGCCAAGGAAGTTGAAGTAGGGGACAACGAGGTTGTTGACGACCCAGCCGATGGCGTCCGCGAGTTTATGGAAAGACCAATCCATGAAGTCGAACACCGGTGCGATGACGTTGCGGATTGCGAACCCGATTACTGCGGAGATGATGTCCCAGGCGGCCTTGATTACATCGACAAGGAAGTTCATAGCCGGAACGAGGATCGCCGAAGCTGCGTTAGCAATCGACACAATCATGCTCACTAGTGGAGGAATCAGCGGAACGACCCAGTTAATTGCCTCAACCAGGGCCTGTCCGATAAGACCAATGAGTCGACCAATCGGGTCCAGGAGCGGTATCACTGCTCCCAGGATTTGCCCAAGGCCGTCTGAAATCACCGGCATGACCGGGGCCAGCGCGTTCAGGATGTTGAGGATCGCGTTACCCAGGATTTCCGCCAGCGGCTGTAGGGCGTTGACCAGCTGCACGATCACAGAATCATGGCCGGTGAACAGCGGGGCCAAAACTTCAAGAATCTTGGCGCCAATCTGGCCAATCAGGTCAAACACCGTTGTCACCACAGGCATGATCTGGGTGAGGGTGTTCACCGTCGACGCGATGATCGGCGACATGGCGACGAAGATTTGGCCGAGGGCATTACCGACCGCCTCGAATACAGGTTTCATAGCCTCCATTGCGGGGCCAAGCGACTCGATGATGGGGGTGAGAGCCTGCGCCAAGCCTTGGCCAGCCAGGGACAGGCCGTTGACCAAGCCTTCAATCAGCGGAGCTACAGCCGCGCCAAGCGCAGAGAGCGCAGGTGCGAAGCTTGCCAGCATGTCACCAAAGGCGCGGCCAACGCTGTCCGCGACGTCCCTCACAGGCTGCAAACCCTCAGCGAGACCGCCGAGTGCAGCTGCAAGACCGGGAATAGCACCCGCGGCGAAGTCAGCGAGAGTGCCGCCGACCGTCGTCACAATCGACAATACAGGACCAAGAACCTGTCCAAGCTGCGATGCCGCTGCCGTAGCAGACTGCATGAAGCTCAGGAGCTGCGCGTAACCCTGGGTGCCCTCGTCGGTGGCTGCCTTAAGCTGTTGTGCGGCTGCCGCCATACCGGAGAGCATCCCACCTCCGCCTTCCTGGCCAGCGTGAAGGATGTTACCTAGTGTTCCGAAGACGCCGCCGAGGATGTCTTTCAGGTAGCCTGCGTTGCGGATTGCGGACTGAATCATCTCGTCGAAGCGGGACATCCCCGTGGTGGGGTCAACCTCCTTCAAGCTTTCAGCCCACTCGCGGAAACGCTGGGAAGCGTCCGCGAAGTACTGGCCAAGCGGACCCATGAACTTGGCACCCTGCTCCGCAAGTGAACCAAATGCCGCGATCATGTTTGCCAGGACCGGCCGCATCGCCGCCGCCATTTCACTAGCCCCGCGTACAATCTCCGCAACGCCGGATTTGGCTGCGGGGGAGGCGATCTCGGCGAAGGCTAGCTTCAGCGCAGAGTTCCAGTGGGTTGCGATGTTCAGCATCCCGGCGCCGAACTCAGGGATGACGTTTTGGAACGCGTCCCGGATCGACGGGCCGAGGTTGTCCAGTAACCGCTCCTGAGTGAGCTTCTTCAGTTCACGCCAGGCCGGAGAGACTTCACGCAGGCTACGCGCCACGTTCTGTACCGACGGCGCCATGCCTTGAATGGCCTTCTCGAACTCCTCAGCGGACTCGGTGTTGAAGGCGGCGCTTATGCCCGCCTTAACATCTTTTAAGCCAACCTTAAGGACTGCAAAGCTGATTCCGGCCATACCAATGAGAGCCGGTGTGGCCAGCGCCGCACCTTGTGCGACGCTCACGAGCGCACCACCGATAGCTAGCACGCCGCCGATCACGGCCTGTCCGCCGAGGGCGGCGAGGCCAGCACCCAAGGCAACCACGGCAGGAAGCAGGGTTGCCCCGATCATCTGCGCGACCTTGGAGAACGCACCCAGCGCGATCTGGCTGAAACCTAAAACGTAGGCCCCGGCACGACCGAATCCTGCACGCAGTGACCTGAACAGGACGTTAGAGTTACCAAGGAAACGAGCGAACCCGCGGCCAGCGCGGTTGAGACCAGGGAGGAGAGTTTCGGAAATCTTGTTGCCAAGGCCGGTGGCCACGCCGCGAGCCGACGCTAGGCCGCGCTGCAGGCCGCGCGCGATGCGGGTGTTGCCGATGCGGTACATGGCGTTAGAGACATTGTTCCACACAGGGGAATCCACGAGTCCGCGGGAGATTGTGCTGGCCATGCGGTGGCCAATTCCGCTGAGTTTGGTTATCGCGGGGCGCACCTTATCTCCAAGGGTATCGATGGCATAGAAGTACCCCAGCTGCAGCTGTCTAGCAAGAGCTGCCGGGAAGTTACGCGGAATCAAAGCATCAACGTCAATACCGGCCAAGCGCAGTGACTTGAGGGGGTTGAGGTTCGCGATGGCCTCCTGCATGACGTTACGCAAGTTAATGAAGTGCGCAGACAAGGAGGACACGGCCTTTTCGACCTGGTTGAGGCCGAAGTTTTTCATGGCGGAGCCGAACTCTTGGACCTTATCCCTAGCATCGATAAGCTTGTTGGTAAAGAAGATTTGGAACCGGGCCCCAGCCTCTATGGCTCCGCGCTGGAACGACTGGAACTCCAGGAGGCTACGCATCCGCATGTCGTGCATGGCCGCATGGACTCGGCGAACCCCGTTGATGAGAGGGCCGAAGGATTCGGCTGCCGAAGCAACGGCCGAGCGAATCCGAGCCGCGCTTTGTGACATCTTCTGAGCGCCTTTGGCGAAAAGATCGTTGAAGCTGTTCGATCCGCTAATTGCGCTGCCGAGGTCATCGAAAGGCTTGCGCATGAGACGTCCCAGCTTCACCGTGAAGTTAACGTAGGGGTCGTAGATGCGTCGGATACCAGCCTCAAACTGGTCGTCCATGAGTTTAAGCAGCTTCGGAACGAAGTTGAGGGCGTTCCACTCGGACTCTAACTTCTTCGGGTCTGGTAGCTGAATCTTCGGCGCGGAGACGATTTGTTCTAGTGGTGACTTCGTCGGGGCGTCGACAACCAGCTTGTAGACAAGCTCGGTGTCATCGTGCTTGGCTTTGAAATCCTTGAGCTCATCGTCGGCCCAGTTTCGGTCCACATCCACGTACATGTGAATGCGGTCGTTCTCCTCCCGCAGTTTCTCCACGTCGCGGCGCGCGTCGCGCAGCGAGCCCTCATCCACGTCGACGTCGACAAAGATCGGCGTCCGCTCTATGTCGGCGACGAGTTGTGCGTACTCGGCCCACGCTTCGTTGGTGTTGAGGTGGACGTCGATGTTAACCTTGCGACCGTCCATCCGGTCGATGCGCTTCTCCGCGAGGGTTAATTCGCGGTCGTCGACCTGTAGTTCGACTTCTAGTTGGCTGGCTTCTTTCTTGGCTTTTGCCATGATAGCGCGCAGCTCTGTGTGAAAATGCTTAGCATTGGGAAAGATGCGGACGGCACCTTCACCCACGACAAAAGCCATGTGTTCTCCTTTAAAAAGCAAAAAGACCGTCGTGAGACGGTCTTTAATCTAAAACCCCATCTGTTCAAGGAGTCCGTGGGCTTTCTTCTCCTCGAAGGAGTCAAGCCTCTCTTTAACCATCCGCTCCCTGGCGGTAATTGGTCTGTTTCTCCGCTCGAACTTTCTACTGTCGCTCTTCTTCGACAGCATCCCGACAATCGTGAATCGGAGGGCATCGATGCTGTCAGCAATCTGCGTCAACATCTCGATCTCGTGGGTCCAACCCTCCGGGGACACTTCTCCGACAGCGGCGTCCCTGTCGTCCTCCAGCATCCGCTTCAGGTCCAGCTCGGACAAGCTGGCTGCGTACTTCCTGGCCTCATCCTCGTCACTGGTGATTGCCGTCTTGAATTTTAGGTGGGCCGGAAGCTGCAGAATCAGCGAATACAGTATGTCGAAGCTGCTGAGTGGGGGGATGTAGTCCACTAAATCCGCTCCGTAGTAGACACGGAAATCATGGAGCAGTTCGTTGGCGTACTTGTCAACTAGGTCCGAGATTGCTCGGATTTTCCCAAACCACCCTCAACACCCCAGAAGTTCCACATGTCTTCAGTGAGGGCGGCGAAAAACTCAAACTGCTGGTGGGTGGAGTCGATTTCTTCCATGAGGCGGCGGTAACCGGCCTGGTCGTCTGCCATGAAGTTACGGAGCATCACCGTCGGGCTGGCCTCCGGGTTTTCCATCGATAGGGCGACCTTGATACCATCCGGGTAGGGGATTTTGATTTCGGTGCCGTCGCTCAATGTGAGCACATACGGCTCGCGGGTTTTGACTCGTGAACGCTTTACTCGACGCTCCGCCTCTTGTGCGAGGCTTTCGAAAGATACAGCCATTTACGTCTCCTATGCTGCAATGTAGGCCGCGGAAAATTCGATCCCGCGGTAGGTGTATTCCGAGACCGAACCGGTGATTCGGCCTCCTGTTCCAATGTTAACCCAGCCCCCAGAAGCCACTCTTCCTCCTCCGTAGGCTTCCCACACCCAAGCCGCATGGACGTGTACGTCCGCCATCGGACGGGCCCACTGCGGAGTGTTGATTCCCTCCAGGTCGGATGTTTTTACGCTATTGGATACGGTAGTCACAAAAACCATGTCACCGCGGCGCATAAACCGGACGCCGTTGATAGTTTGGTCCTGCCGGACCTGCTGCTGCCCTTGCTTGGCTTCCTGGATTTTGCGCTCCAGGTCCGCGTCCTTGGCGTTAAAGCCGTTGATGATCATTTCCATCTGGCGCTTATTAACCGCGTCGTCCGGTTCCGAAGCATCCCCGACCCGCAAACGGCCTCCAGCGTAGCGCTGTGCCGCTGTGTTGTCGGTTACGGCGGCTGACACCATGTTTTTCGGCATGGCGGCATCCGCCACGGCACGCGCGTCGCTGGCTGCCTTCTTTGCCTCCTCGACGCGGGCTTTCACGTCGCCGAGGGTCTTATACCCCTCCGGCGGATTAACAAAAACTTTTTTGACCTCATTGGTAAGGGTTTGTGCGGCGGCGTTGACGGCGGCATTAACCCGGTCTTGGATGCGCTTCATCTCCGCCAGATTGCCGTCTGTTTTGCGTATCTCAGCTGCCGCGGCCTCCGTGGCGGCCTTCTTTGCTGCTTCGACCGCTGCCGCGACTTTCTTCTCCGAGTCCGCGAGGTTGCGGGAAGCCGTGGTCGCTGTATTAGCCAGGTCGCGTTTCGCGGCTTCAAAAGTGTTACCGAAGTCGCGCATCTTCTGCGCGGTGGCTCGCTCAAAGTTTTCCGAAGCTTGACGAGCAGAACGTGCGGACGCATCAATACTGGTTGTCGCGTTGTTGGCCGCGTCGACGATCTGCTTGTTCAACGCCAGGGACTCCTTGGCGTCAACAATAATCCGGTAGTTTTGGTCCCACCAGTCCATGATTGATGTGAAGGCGCGACTCGCCTCATCCCTGCGCTGAGCATCCTGGATGAGACGGTCCACCTCTTGGCTCTGGGCCTTGATCACCTGGTCGAGGAGAACCTTTTGCTCGGAGATGGAACCAATGCGCTCTAAGGCTTTAATGAGGTCGCGCTTGTCACCAATGACTTCGGACACGTCGGCCCGGAAGTCGGACAGGGACCAACCCTCGTCAGGGCGTGCGGCAGCCTCCAGCGCTTCGACTCGCTTCTCTAAACTCATGGTCCTCCTCAACCCGATTCTGCTCTTATTCTACCCGGTCAGCGGAACAGAGGTTTTCCACTCCTGCACCTGGTCGGTTTCAACCTGGCCCTTGAATGGTTCCTTGAGGAAATCCTCACGGTCGACGGCGTTGCCGTAAACCTGGTTGAAGCCGTGGTTTTGTCCTTGAACCTTGATGAAGTGGTGGAGAATCTTCGCTCGACCAGCGTAAACGTTGTTGGCCACAACGCAGCGCTTGGCCTTTGCGAAACGCACCACCGCGTACTCGAAGGTGCCCCGGTCGGGCCGCTTCTCGTTCTCCAGCGCAAGGTCGTAGAACAGGTTGCCGATGACACGGGTACCGACGGCAGCCTGGAAATCCGCGTCGTCGGAGCCAACCGACACACCGAAGTTCCACCCCTGGTACACGGTGTTGCCTTCGAACAGGCATCCGCTTCCCGAGAGGGAGGTGCCGTTGTCGAACGACCACAGGTGATTGCCGCGGACAATGATGTTATCGCAGCCCTTCGTGAAACCGATCGGTTCGAAAGCCGTGGTGGATTCAGCCGTGCCGATGGATGAGCCTTCGATGCTGACACGACTTGGACCAGCTCCTGCTGCGGCGTCAAACACACCGCCGACACCCATTCCGCCCTTCACGCCTTTGATGCGCAGACCGAACATGGAAACATCGTTGACGTTGCCCTTCAGTTGGATACCAAAACCAGTGGTCTTGTCAGCAAGGCCAGCCCCGTCAATATCGACGTCACGGAAACGGATGCTGGAGCCGTCCAACCCCTTCGGGTTGTCTTTAACCGCTGCGGACTGGTGCAGGATGCCGTTAGCTCCCGCGTTGGTGATCAGCAGATCAATGTAGTCCATCAGCATGGCGTTCGACACCTGGAATGCGTTGCGCTCCGGGTCTCCGCTCTTCCAGTCCATGTTGACCGCAAAGCCCTGCAGAGTGGAGCGGTGGCTGTTGGAGCCGGAGGTCACGAGGAACGGAACCTGCGTTGCCGACTTGTCATAGTCCAGCTGCGTCAGGTTGCGGCCTGCACCAATAATCTTCTTCCCGGCGATCTTGTCCATCGTAACGGTCTTGATCTTGTGCTTGCCGGATGGAATCTTGATGGTGTGGATGTTGGGGGCGTTTACAGCCTTCTGCAGGTTTGCGGTAATATCCCCACCAACAACCTCGCCGAGAGCCGAGTCATGTACCCAGATGGCGCCAGGGTCGCCGGTGGCGATGACCTGCTCAACTGGTTCCTCTTGGCGGCGGCACCAGCGGAACTGCATGGCGCGGTACTTCTCGCTAGGCACGGAATCCCAAGGGTTGTTGTCCTGGTTTTCGCTGCCCTCAACGCCGCTGAAAGTGTCGTTGGTTGCGTAGAAGAAGCCGACGTTGCTCTTGTCGGCTTTCTCTAGAACCTTGCGCATCTGGTCCACGGACTCCAGGTTGTGGATTGTGTGAATGAAACGCAGAGGCGATTCCGCGCGGTAGTGGTCGGGGGTGACCGGTGCGGCGGCGTCATCCAGGTACGCGGAGGCGGCCTTTTCGAACGACATGAGGATGTCGGCGCACTCCAAGATTTCAGGCTTGGTGTTGGTGCCGGGGTTTCCTACAACCAGGAAGCCTTTACCGAACTCGGCTTTGATCTTCTTGTACAAGTCTTTGTACTGGTCGATCAGGGCAGCCTCAGACGGGGCCCAGCCGTTAATCATCTCGTCCAGGAAAACACCCTCAAGCTTGTAGGCTTCCTGATACTTACGGATTTCGGCCAGGACATCGTCGACGGGCTTGGTGCCCTTGATGGTGCGAACGTAGCCGACGCCGGGAACGTTTTTGTTCTTCAGCTGCGTCGTCAGGTCGGTGAAGTCAGGCTCAACCTTGTCGCCGAATCCGCTTCGAGGGTTGATGATGACGAAGCCAATAATATCGAGGTTGCCGAAGATATAGTCCCACTTAGAACCGGGCTGGCGTTGGTCGGCCCACCAGTAGGTGACAGGACACCAATAGCGCTGACCAGCATTAAACCAGCGGAATGGGTCTTCCGACGGAGCGTCACCGGTCGGTGCGGCACCGTCGCCTTCGGCCAGTTTCGATTTGATGGCGGCGTCGACGATTTCACGAATCTTCGCCTCGTCGACAGGGGCCGCTGGGGTACCGTCTCCTGAAGGAGTCGGGGCTGCCTTAGCCAGTTCAGCTTTGACCAGGTTTTCGACCGTGGTGTTGAAGTCAGCTGGGAGTTCAGCTGGTGGCAGATGCGAAATCCGCTCCTGCACGGCCTTGGTTACCGCTGCGGAAAGAGAGTCCTCCTGGACGGCGACCGGGTTGGCCTCCAGGTAGCTGCGCACAGCTGGTGCAATATCCTCGGCTGTGGGCTTAGCGGGGGTTGCGATGCCCTCGATCTTCTTGTCCAGTTCGGCCTGCTTGGCCTGCACGCCGGTGACGGATTCCGCGGCGGCCTGCGCCAGGGTGTGTGCGCCGCTGATGCCCTGCTCCATATGAGTGAAGCGCGCAGCGGATGCGGGGTGTTGGGTTGAGTTGTCTTTCCACTCCTGTGGGGTGTAAGCCAATTTGGGTATCTCCTAAAGGTATGATTTACGGTGACGTGACCGCATTCGGGGATGTAACAGCGTTGGGGCTGGTCACGCGTAAAACGTTCGCAGCCCCAGGTGTTACGGCTGGTGGGATAACCGGGGGAGACGTTACTCCAGTTACCCCACCACGAAACCCATGTCAGCAGCCAGGGCTTTCCAGCCCTCGCCACCGAACACGTGTTTGACGGCGTAATCGAGCTCGTCGTCACGGGAAGCCTTCAAGGTCACTGAGTAGGAAATCTCGGAATCCGCGGACCAGGCGTTCTCCTGAACTTCGGACACGATAGCCTTCGGCATGACCTTGATGATGTAGATCGGAAGATCGTTGTACGAGTCCTCGGCGATGTACAGCATACGGCGGTAGCGCGCCTTCGGGATGTTGTCCTGGGTGAAGGACAGCTCCGAGTTGGTGCCGATCTTTGCCTTGGAGAGGTCCACGTTGTAGTAGAACTCAAGGGAACCCTTGGAGGTTTCCTGCATGACGAACGCCGCGGACGTAACGTCTTTGGTGAAGTCCGTGCGGGTCGGCTCCTGAGCACCAAACGACTCGACGTCGGACTGCTCGGTCTCACGGGAGAAGTTGATACCGGAGGACTTCTGCAGCCAGCCGAGAGAGAAGTAGCCCATGTTGCGGAAGTTCACCAGTTTGGCGTCATCCGTGAAGAAGACTTCCGGCACGGGAACTGTCATGGGGGCGAACAGAACAACACCGCCGAGGGCCTTGCGGATCAGCTTACCCTTGGCCTGGCGCAGGGAGTCCAGGTCGGTGGAACCCGCAGCGGCTGGGTTTTGGGTCTGGGTGATGTCCTCGACCTTGTAGTTCTCGCCGGAAGCCTTACCCTGGACGTTGGCGTCGTCGACGGTAAGAGTTGCGGCTTTCACCACAATGGTGAAAGGACCACCGGTGCTACCACGAACAGTGGCCTCGTCCTCGCCGGAGACGGCGCGGATTGCAGCCTGGATGGTGCTGGCGGAACCCGGAGCCGAAATGGCGCCGGTGGCGGTACCACCAACATTAAGTGTGAAAGAACCTGACAGGCTGCCTGCAGGCAGTGTCAGCTTAAAAGTTGCCATACTTGGCTCCTCCTAGTACTAGTTATGCCCAGCGAACACGGGCATGGAGTTCAAAAGCCTTCTCCACCTCGAAATCATCATCGAGGCGAGTGGCTTGCTGCTCAGCGCCGGAGATTTCGCGAGCGTTGTCCACGTAGAACCCAGCCCAACTATGCCTCGGCGCGGCAAGTATTCTTTTTGTCGCCTCCCCAGCCAGCCACATGGCCCTGGCCCGGTCCTTCGCAATGAACGACAGCTCAACACTGGAAATGTCGGTGAAGGAGTCCGTCAGGTAGCCTGCGTCCCTGTGCAGGAGGATGTAGTCGAAGTCTTTAATTTTGTAGCGACGCTTCGCGGTGGTCATGTTCTCGAAGCGGTCGAAAGCTTTTTCCCTTGAAGTGCCTATTTGTTTCGGGCCAACCAGGTCTTCCAGTATGGCCGCCACAATGCGCTCCCAGTCGGGCATGGTGTAGTCATCCAACTGCCTCAACCTCCCTCATGGCTTTGCTCAGAGCCTTGGCTCGTTTCTCTTTCGCAATGAGTGCTGGCCAGAAACGCTCCGGGTTTGTCGAGTAAATCTCAAACGTGGCACGGTCAACCTGGATGCCACCAGGGATGACCTTGCGCACCCGCAGGGTGTCCCGCAGCCGCTGGTCCCGCTCTCCGTCGTGGCGCTCTCCTATTGCTTTCTTCAGGGCTTTCTTCGTGGCCCATGCTTTACGGAACAATTCCGCACGGAGGGCCGGGCTGTTCAACAGCAACTGCCCCATGCCGTAGAAGTCGGAGAAGTACAGAACACCTGGACGCCGACCGGAGGCTTGCCTGTCTAGGCGCTTCTGGTTGAAGGAGTCGTTGATTTTGGTTACGTCATACCTAGGTGTAGTCGACATGCTTCACCTCCACCCTCGCCAGAAACACTTCTTTACCGCCAACAACGTGCGTCCACGGCGACACGTAATCGTTGTGCGCTTCACCCTCGACAATGTAAACCTGTTGTGATCCGTCGTATGCAGTGAAAACAACCAGATCATCCGTACGAATGTCGTCGGTAGGGTCGCAGTACATGGTTTTACCGTCGTAAGTTCCGCGGTTGTTGGCCTGCGTTGTTGTTAAATCTTGAGTTGTGCGCGGCGCCACCACGGCGCCGTAAATCTTGTGGTGAAGCTCGGAACCCGCCAGGGCACCGGCGACGTACTCTTGGTCACCAAAATCATCCTGGTTGTAGTCCTGAAATTGGTTTCGTTTGCGCCGCCAGATTTCGACGTCACCGGAGAAACCAGCCCTGAAAGCAATAGAGCTCATCGGTACCCCCTCCATCTGCGGCGTGGTTTGGCCACCCGCGCGTAGGGGGTTTTTATGCGGGCCGACAAGGTTTTCGTCTTATTGTAGCCCTGAAGGAGCAGAGCAATCTGCTCTAGTTCTTCCCGACTGAACCAGGCTTTACCGGGGTCTTCGCTGTCGTAGCGACTATACGCAAATGGACCCATTGTCTCGGATGAGAAACCGTCCGGGTTTTGCGCGATTTTGCGCGCGGCGTTGGTTACCGCTGCCTCGACGAAAAGACGCAAGGGAGCGTCCTCCGGCGAGGCGTCAAAAGCTGGCTTCAGTGTCGGGAAGCGACCCGACAGCCAGGCGGAAATCATCTCCAGGTATGCCTGAAGTTGGGCTAGGCGTTTACCCTCGACCGTACCTTTGGTCACGAACAACGCCACCCGCTCGGCAGGGACATAGGTAAACGCCAATTAACTAGCCTTCCTCAGACTCATCCGCGCCAAGCTGGCTGGCCAACTCAGGGATGGATTCGATTACTTCTTCGATGATTTCGTCACGGCTCATGCTGGCCGGGATCACGAGGCCCTTGGATTCCGCGAAGTTCTTCCACGTTGCTTTAGCAGCATTGCGCTTAGGAATCTCCAGCTCGGCCCCGGCAACCGGCTCCGGATCGGGGGTACCCTGCGGCAGTTCCGCTGGGCCCGTCTGGGCCACAACAGGCTCGCGTTCCGGGGCCTCGGTGAACAAGTGGTCACCCAGCATCGGAATAGCCCAGTCGGGGGCCTCCGTGCCCGCCATGAGGCACACTAGTTCGCCCACCGCGCTGGCCTGGCGGACCACCGTGTTGTGCAGGAGGGTTTTCGCCAATTAGATCACCTTGGCTTTAAGGGTGAGGTTCGGGCGGAAGACCACAGGCAACGCAATCGCGTCAGCCTGAATCTCCAGGTTCTTCCAGTTGCCGCGCTCAATGACGCCAGCAACAATGCCCGGCAGATCGCCCTCGTGTTCGAAGCCACCAGAGTAGTGAGTGAATCCGCTCATCTGGGAGGACATGGTCTGGCCCCACAAGGTCTTACCCAGCGCAGAGGAGCCGGGAGTGTCGGCTTTGCCTTCCTTGCTGGTGAAGATGATGCTGTCCAGGGGAAGAAGATTCTTCACCTCAACCTGGCCGTTGCTCAGGTTGTTTTGGCGATACTTGCGGACAGGGGTGATGCGAACCTCAGGGAGGTCGAACATGCTTGCCATTGTGGCGGCAAGGGTGGATTCGTTGATGCGACCCATCGAAGCGTCGGTGAGGGCAACGACGAACTGGTTCTGGTTGTACTTGGCCTGCTTGATGACCACAGGATGACGCATCAGCTTACGGGCAACACCTTCAGGAATCCACACCAGCTCAGGCTTTTTGCGGTTTTCCTCACGGTAGAGGTCAACCAGGGAAGCCATGTACTCCAGCGGATCGGAAGTGTCATCCGACCACAGCTTCGGGGCCGTGGTGGTGAACTCGGTTTTACGACCGAAGTCGATTTCCTCGGTGCCCGCGTTCAGCATCTGCAGCTGAATCTTGCCGTCGGCGATTGCCTGGCCACGCAGCACATCCATTGTCGCAGCGATAGCGCGGGTGGCTTCACGTACAAGGTTCTCCGCCTTGGCGTTCAGAGCATCGGTGGTGTCGCGCTGTGCCTTAAGCAGGGTCTTCTCGTCCAGGACGTAGTTGCGACCCAAGGGCTGAATCTCGCCGCGAGCGGTCTGACGGCCACCCTTAGTGGCGGACGTCAGGTTACCGTCGAACGTGCGGAAATCAGCAATGACCAGCTCGTCCGGCTCACCGTAGTCGACCTCGAACTCCAGGTCTTGGGTGAACTCGGAAGGCAGCAGGGCAGCGAGTTCCGCTTCTTTGGTTTCGTACAGGGCGTGCTCGGTACGCGCGATGGTGGTTAGGCGCTCGGGGGTGAGCGCGTCGCGTGTTACTTCTTTGAGATCACGAATCATTTAAGCCTCGTTTCCTTTAACCAGGGTGATGTTGCTGTTGACTGCAAGGTCGGCTTCTGTGACCTTGATCGGGAGGTAGATCGCGTAGACGATACCGGAGACAACGACACCGGAGTAGTAGTGGTTAAAGAACTCTTCGCTCTGCAAGTCGCGGGTCTCGCCGGGAGAAATAACAAAGCCGTCGATCTTTTTACCCGCACCCTTAGCGGTGTCGGTGAAAAGCTTGTAGTTGTCGCCGTCCTTGTACACGGGGATGCCGGACTTGATCCAGCGGCCCACCTTATGGGGGCCGTCTTTCTTCAGGTCTTCGTCAATCAGGATGCGTCCGTTGAGGGAGTTGTTGACAGTGTCAATGTTCCCCATCCATCGACGGTCCTCAATTGACGGTAGTTTAGGGTCTACACGCAACCCTTTACGGGAGGGGATAGTCGCCAAAATATGCTCCTATGATGGTAGGTACTTGCCGATCCCGCTCGGGGCCGACGTGCTGGCGGGCTTACTCTTCTTCGGAGGCGTCTTGGTTGCCACGGCCTTGAAGGCCAAAATTAGCTTCTCAATCGTCTCCTGGGACAGGTCGCCCTCTTCACTCGTGATTTTACCCCAGTCAAGAAAATCCCCTACAGCCTCAAAGGTGTCTTTGTCAAGTCCAGCGGAAGCAAAACTGTGTTTAACCTGCTCACGAGCAAGTTTCTGACGTTCCTTGCGGAGCTTTTCCTCGGCCTCCGCGAGGGCTTTCGCCGCCTCGTCGTCCTTGCCTTCTTCAGCAGGCTCTGGGGCTGCTGGATTTTCAACCGTCTTGGTCGGGGTTTCAGTATCCGGTGTGGTGGGAACTGGGGTCGCCTGAGTCTCTTCCTTTAGGGCTTCTTCTGCGTGCGCTACAGCCGTAGCTGGGGCTGTAGCGACTTCCTCTTTGGTGTCTTCCTTGATTGCCGCCGCCAAAAGCGACACAAGCTTGTCAAGGGATGATTGGTTGGCCATTTAAACGTCTCCTATGGTCCAAATTCGATAGCTTCCAAGGAGGCTTTCTCGTTAACGTTAACAAGCGAACGGCCATACTCAGGGTGATCAATTACCTTGTACCGGCTCCGCTTCAAGTCGAACCCGCGAGTGGAGCCTGCCGCCTCGTTGTAGAAAACCTCCAGGTCTTCCATATTGATTAGATTACCAGGATCGAAAAGCTGGTCCCCGACCTTGTAAACCTCCGCCACCTCGCAGTTGCAGAGGTTATGGATCGGCATCAGGTCGCCATGCGAGTACATATTAGTGCTGGCGACAATACACAAGCCGCACGACTGGCCGGACTCGGACAGCTCCGGGTGCACAATACGACGGTAGCCCACCACCTTCGACTTTGGTAGCTTGTCCATTGCTACGTGGTGCGTGTTGCGTGACGCGGACTGGATGTCGTGCGACACCATGCGCTCTGCGCGCTCCTCCACCTTCTGCTCGGCGTAGCGTTCAATGACGCGGTCCACCTCCGCTGGGGTGAGGGTAATCAACGCCTGGGGCTCCTCTACCGGCCTAGCCCCGGCGGAATCCTTATCGGTTCCCCGAACATTTTCATCGACATCCCGCCCTCCGCCAGCGGACTCGTCCACGGCTGGCTCCACGGTGCCAAGGGCCGCTCCGCCTCGCGGAGCAACCTTAACTGGCGTCGACGTGCGCGGTCTTTTTGGGTTTTCTCGGCCCTCTGTTTTGCGGGCTTCTTGCTCTGCTTTGGCGAAGGCTTTCTTCCACGTTTCATCATAATTCCCATCAGGTTCAACCGCGTCCTCGGAAATCCGCTCTGGTCGAGCAATCGGCAGCAACCCCTGTGTCTCGAACTCCTCGACAAGGGTTTTGATCGGCGCGGAGTCTGGTTTCAGTTCGCGGTTCTTCTTGTATTCGTTGGCCAGCCGCTCGTAAGCATCTTCGAGACTGCTTCCTCGGGTGGACCTTACCTCCGGGGGATACTCGCTCTCATCCGGTACGGAGCCGGGCAGTGGAACACCCATGATGGCAGAGCGCTCACGAACCCCGGCCCACGTCACAATCTGCGACTGCCGGATACCCATTCGCACAATGGTGGCGGCCTGCCGGGCAAACAGTTTCACTCCCGCTTCGGTCGTAAAATCCGCGGCGCGCAGGAGGGCCACCACCTGCATGGTGACGGCGTCAGTGAGGGCTTTTTTACCGGCGGCCACAGCAGTCACGATTCCAGCTATCTTAGCGATATTGGCCTGCTCGACCTGCGCAGGGGTTAATTCTTGGCCAGGGATAGTGATCGGGTAGTCGTAGACCGAACGGGCCGGGGGCAGGGTTTGTGCTGTTACCGGCATTACTCAGCACCCGCCTCAGCCTTACCGGCTAGCTGGTCTTGCTGCTTCTGCGACTCCGACTTGGCCGGTGTTAGGTTCGTAGCTTGGGTTGCTTTGGCCTTGGCCAGCGGGGTCATAGTGCCAATGGCGGAGGTAAGGGTTTGCGACAGCATCTCCTCAATCCGCTCGTTCTCTGCGCGGCGAATCTCGCTTGGTGTCATGAACGCACCCTCGCGCAGCGCCGTGCGCAGGGACACGCCCGCACCAACAAGGGAGGTGACTGCGGCAGTCTTCTCAGCCAGGGTGTAGGTTTGGATCGGACCCCAAATGACCTCTAGAGAGTCCTCCTCCGCACGGTCCTTTTCGCCGTTGACCCCCAATAGGATTGAAATGTGGCGCTTCCATGCGGCCCCGAACCGACGTCGTCGATCCTCGACTTTGGCGATGCTGTTTTCCTTCTGCGCGTTGGCACCCTGCGCGGACTGGTTGAGGCTATCCGAGAAGTACGACATTGGCGTGTAGGTCACTGACGCCAAATCCTGAATGTCCTTGGACACTGAGTTCAGAATCTCCTGAAAACTCGTCGGTGAGGACTCCCAAATCTCGGCCCCCTCCGGCAACATCCACAGTGCGGCGGGGCTGGCTTCGAACATGTCGGAGTAGTCGATCTCTTGGCCGAACTCGTCGCGGCGCCGGAAATTACCCTTAACTCCGCGCTGGCGGAACGCTTGCATTGTGGCAATAACAGTGCGCTGCAGGGTCATGTGGTTGATGCGGTCGATGATGGAGAAGTGATCCTCGAACTCGTTTTTACCGTCCTTGTTGGTGATGGCCGTCACCGGCACTCGCTCTTGGTCGACGATGCGTTCCTTCCACCACACCCAGTCCTGCATGACGCCGTACCGATTGAAAGGAACCTCAGAGTCATACTGGGTAAGGCGCAGAGAGAAGCCGCGAGCAACCTGCGACTGTTGCTGCTTGTCGTCGAACTCGCGTGTCGCCACGAACATGTGGCATCGGCCTGTGGCCTCGCCGGTATCCTCATCGGTTTCACGCACAAACAAGTTAAGCACATCCCGCGACAGCACGCGGTCGCGCAGGAGCACTACGGCAGCCACTGGCTCGCCGAAAACATCAGTCATGACGGCTGCGTTCGACGGCGGCAGAACCTTCTGGCGTTTGGAGCCAGGGTCAACATAGAGGTAGGCGCTGCGGTACGCGCAGGCCAGGGTCATGGCCTCCTGCGCTTTAATCCCCATCGCATCCCGCTCGAACAGGCGTTCAACGACCTCGTCGCCGGTCTCCCCGGAAGACAGCGCCGAGCGGAAGCCAAGGATACCGAGGCGGTCCGTGGTGGCGGAAACAATCAGCTTAGCCCAGTTGGTTTGGCTGATTTCACGCAGCTCTTGCAACCCCTCGAACTGCTTTTCTTCCTCCGGTTCGTACTCGGTGCCGACGGGGTCGCCGGACATATAGGACTCCGCCTGCTCAATGAAATCCCAGCGCTGCTTAATCTCGTTGAGTAGCGAATAGGCGTAGTAGTCCGGGTGGGTTACATCGTCTGTGTTTTCAATGTCGTCGCCGGGTTTAATCGCAAACAATGGCGCTCCTACCTAAGTCGTTGCGGGGCGTCGTAGAACTCCCCAGGGTCTTCCTTCTGCTCCGCACCCTTCGCCAGTGCGTGCATCCGCGCGGCCCAGCTGAGAACCGCGGCCATTGCGGCGTCGTATTTTCGTTTCTTGTTCAGTTTAACAAGCCGGTACTTTTGCAGACCCTCGTCGTCATACTGCGAAAGCATGTTTTTCCCGGCGTTGCCGACGTGCCTCACCAAATCAGGGTTACCGTCGTGAGCAAGGTCACCTGACTCAATCGCCTCGTTGTAGGCTCGGAGTGCATAGTACATAGGGTTGATGTTTTTGGTGTACCAAGAAATAACCCTCCCCTCCCAACGACCAGCCCAGATGGAGATTTGCTCCTGCCAGTACGGCGGGTCGCAGAACGCAAACTCGACCCGGTAGTCCTCGAAAATCGAGGTCATCACCTCGTCCACCTCGGAAACCGGCACCTCCCAGCCTTGGCCGTCCAGTTCCTCCTCGTCAGGCCGCTCCCACAGACCAGCCAGAACTTGAATTCCCGTGTCGATTTCGGTGACCACAATCGCGGTGGAGTCTTCACGGCGTGCGCCGTCGAAACCAACCACAACTTGGCTTCCCGGCTGGATGCGTAGAGTGCTGTCGCCGAGGGCCCGGAACTTCTGCACGTCAAAGGCGGTTTGTGCAGACTGTACCCAGCGGTTGCACCACACGCGCTCCAGGTATGAGCGGTCAGCACCCGCCTCATCCCACATGGCCGCGGTCGGAATTGGGTCGCGGAAGCCGAAGACCTCCTCGCCAGACGCCTCCTTCAGCGCGCGCAGGCGATCACCCATCGTATCGAACTTGGCGTTAGCGTCGCTGGTTTGCCGGTGGTAGAAGAACGTGCGGGCCTCATCCGACTTGACTTTGCCCGCTGCCATGCGCAGGCCCTGCTGGTACTGGTCACGCGCAATAGAAGGCTCGGCGGGGTCACCGGCGGTGGTACAAGTCAACTGCCAAGCGTCGTCCATTTTGCGCTTAGGCAGGTTGTTTTTCATCGTGGCATACGACTTGCGGTGCCGGTCCTCATACAGGCGGTGAGGTTCGTCAATGCATTGGAATGTCGGCTTCTTACCGTCCAAAGCGTTGGGGTTGGGTGCGACAGGGAGGATACGCGAGTCCGCTTCGCCCTGGATTTGAATCCGCTCGTTTGTTACGTCAAACAGGCCCGCATCATCAATGAGGTTGGCGATTTCTTTCGCCGCACCGTAGGCCAGGTCGTCCAACATGTCCTTTGTCGGCGCCAACATGGGAATGTACGGCGACACGACGGATCGGCCAGGCGCGAGTCCGCCGGGAGCTTTCGGATCGTAGCCGTTGAAACGGATCGGCGCGTCCGGGTGTAGTTCCACCAACGCAATCAGCGCCATGAACTCGGTTTTAGCGGCACCCTTCGGCAGGGAAACATTAACCTCGGTGAAGTGGCGGCGACCGGACATGTCCATGTCGATGTCTCCGAACTTCAGGTGGTACCCGTCGGGAAAATGCTCGTAAGCGCGCATCAACAGGTAGCGGAAGTCGTCACGAACCTTGTACGGTTCACCCTTGAGTGGACCCGGACCGTAGACAAACCTGTCCTCCAAAAACTCGATGATCTGCGGTCCAAGCGACGGCCAAATGTCCAGGGTGCCGTCCGGCAGCGTCTCAAGCTGCGGCACAATAATTTCCATCTAAACCCCGAAACCACCCCTGCGCATCCGCGAGCGTTTACGACTGCGGGCCGACCGATGAAAATCGTTCGGGTCTTCCGCAGTGGAATTGTATGCGCGGGTTTTGGCGGAATGATGCATGAAACACAAAAGCTGCAGGTTACTGATTAGGTTTGCCTGCCAGCGCTCGTGCGGCTGGAATTCCGCCAGCTCAACAACATGGTCGACCTCGGTACCAGGCTCCCCGCACACAGCGCAACGACCGCCATACAGGTCGATCACCTGCCGTCGAATGGCCGCTGTGAAATCACCTTGTCGACGCTTAACCTGATGTTCCGCGCAGCGTGATTTCCCCGGCAGGGCCACGTTAGTGCAGGCCCGATACCGGGGCTCCTCAGTAAACCACGAACAAAACCGCATTTAGCGCTTCTTGGCTCGCGACCCGGTCTTGGCGGAAGAGGACTTCTTCTGTCCGCCTTTTTGTCCCCAGGTCTTTTTCTTCTGCGCGCGAGCAACCGCGTTTTTCGGCTCGAAATTATGCCCCCACTTGCCGCCGCCGAGGCCGTTGCCTTTTGTGCGGGTGGTTAGTCGTCGTGATTTTCGTCCTGCTTTGGCCATAGAAAAACTCCTAGATAGTGGTTACATCCATTCTATCTAGGAGTTGGAATTACCAGCCCTCAGGGAAGAACTGGGCTAGGTTCGGCGGCTCATAATGGGGGCCTTTCCCGACTTTCCCACCAGGTAGAACCTTGTTGTCGATGAGTTTGGTCTGGTTGCTGCGTACAATCTCCCAAAACGCGGGCTCCACCTTGTCGGTGAGACCGGCCTTGGCGGCCAACCCGAACAGGGTGAACAGCACGTCTGCGATGCCGTCAAGAAGTTCGGTGCGGTCATCCTCTAGACTCATCGCGGCCAGCTCGACCTCGTTGACTTCCTCACGGAGGAAATCCACGGCCTGGCGACAGTGTGGGAGTTCATCCCATTTTAGGTTGTAGGGGTCGAGTTGACCAGCCTCGATATTCCAGTCGGCAACAGCGGTAACGGCGTCTGTGATCGTCGGTTCAAGTTTGACCTCGTCGATGACTCGATGTGAAGCTTGAACACCTACGGTGTCGGCCTCTTTGTAGGCTTTTCCCAGGACTCGTTCAGCCTCATCAGGGTCTTCACCGGGGAGGTATGTACCGAATACACCTCCTCGCTGGTTGTTTCTGAGGTCTTCTACAAACGCTTCAAGTCGTTCCCTCAGCAGAGAGCCAAAAACCTCTGGGCATATCTTGTTGAGTTTAACGAGGATTGACATGGCCACCGCCTGGAACTCCGCATCGACGTCCGGCTGGGTGCGGCGTGTTAGAACCTCCAACCAGGCGCGGAAGTTACCGGAAACAACCATCGACACCGAGGTCGAGTTAGGCAGGATCGAGCGGGCTGCCTCCTTAGCTTTCTTGCCGGTCACTCCCTTGCGCTCTAGGGCTTCCTTGATTCGGCGGTAGGCTTCACGAATCTCTACCTCCGCCTCGAAAACACCCGTGTCGACCAGCTCCTCGTCAGTCAGAACCTCCAGCGCAGGCGGCAGCACAAACTCGGCGCTCTCGGAGTCCACGAACCGCTGTGATTCCACAGAAAACGACAGGTGGCGGTGGCGAGTGATCTCCGCCAGGAAAGCGCGAGTCACCCCCTCCAGCAGGAACGATGCTGAGGCGTGTTCCAGGATACTGTAGTGCTTCTTGTCGTGCACCGTGGCATGAATATACTTTTCCGGCGTGTTGGTTGCCTCGTTAGGCCGGTGGAAACTCTGGTAGCAGTTGCGTCCAGCGAACTCAATCAGTGAAGCCGCTGGGGTTTCACCGCCAACCGCTGGCATCTTCTTCTGCAGAAGCTCCCGGAAAACCGAAGATAAACCGGTGCTGGCGATCAGGGTTACTTTAGGCATTTCCTTCTCCTTCAATGAACTCAGCAAGCACTTCGTCGTCCGAGGCGTCGATAATTCGATTTGGGTCAATATCACCAAGCCCCTGAGCCTGCAACATCTGCTGGCCAATGATCGCCAAGGTCGATCCGAGACCAATCTGGTCCTCAAATCCAACAGAGTGAGCGGCCAGGCTGTCCGAATCTGGTTCATCGCCCTGCGTCATGACAATGAGGGCGACCGCGACTTTATCCTCTCCGGTCTCCGCTTTGATTTGGGCGTGCACACCCCGTGTGATTTCCTCTAGGCTCATCGCCTTAGTCCTTTCTTGACTTCTCAATAAGGTCGTATTCCTCGTCGGCCAGGCGAACAAGCATCACAACCGCTGTTCCCCGCAACGCAAGCAGGCGTCCAATTTCGGCTTGCCGTTGCCGCGCTTCCGGGCATTTCCTGGCCTTCGCTAGGTCATCTTTCCAGTTTTTCTCCTCGTAGTCAAGCGTGGCGAAGAAAACCCCTTTCGGCGAGCCGCCTTGAACCTCTTCCGGCTCCTCAAGCTCCTCCGGTTTGAAAAACCACTCACCGAGCTCCTTATCCAGGACCGCGGCCTGGGTTTCAGTAACCCGGACAACCGCTTCGAGTTCTTCCCGGTCGAGTTTCTTCAGTTGTTCGTCTGTGACCTGCAACGGATCAAAAGCCGTGGTCATTCAAATCCCTCCTCAACCAGCATCTGCCCCTTCATCACGAGCGGGGCTAGACGCCAAAAAACTTCATCGCTGATTTCTCCTGTAGCCAGGAAACCCTTGATTTTCGGCTCCATTTCATCAAACGAGTCGAACATCACAGATTCCCAGATGACAGCTCTTACCCTGTCGTCTACCTCATACCGGCTCAGGTCGAGTACTCCGCGGATGGCTCGCCTAATCCCTACTTGTGTTGCATTGTGAAAGCGCATCGACTAGCTCCTTATGACAGCTTCTCGGCTTCAGTGATCTGCTGGATGCCGTCAAGAAGAACAAGAGAAGCTGTTATAGAGATGAGCCCGCGGTCGGACCACTGCTCGACCGCCTCCGAAAGCTCTTCCCCAGAGACCCCTCTCAAAACCATGCCCTCTATGTCGTCGGCGGCTTCTTTAGATATATTCTTCTCTTTGTCTAGAGACCGAATACTATCAACAAGAGCCGTTTTTGCGAAGCTTAGTCGATCCGGCCTAAGGATTGGTTTACAAGCCGCTTCTCTTGCCAGTACGTCAACAGCGAGAGTGGCGTAGCCAATGGTGTCCAGCATGTCGTCTGTAGGGTCGCCATGCTCAGCCCAGCGTCCGCGCTGTGCGCGTGCCACCTTAAACAACACCATCATTTGCGCCACCTGCTCTGGCGTCAACTGAACCCGCGAGGTTTTGTAGTCTTGGGAATGACCGTTGATGCCGTGTAGGAACGCGTTCCAGTAGTCGGCGATCAACTGCAGAGTGTCGCTGGCCTCGCCGTACTGGCTGTGGCGGTCGTCGAGGATTTCGGTTACCTGTTCTTTAGCGCTCATTTTGCGACCTCTTCTTCCTTCTCGAAAAGCTTCACTGCTTCCGCGGCGGTTAGGCTTTCAACCCGAAGCACACAGCGGCTCAAAGCAACGATTTTCAACGATCCGCAGGAAACATCGTCCAGGGCTTTAGTGAAGGAAATCGAGGAAGACCGGTCGGGGAATTGAATGTCGACTGATTTCACATCGTAGGAGCGAATGAGACCGTCAACTCCCGCCTGCTTTGCCGCCTTGGCTACGCAGTTGGAAAGAGTGAAGCTTTGCTTCCTGGACGCGAATGTTCCCTGGTACACGAAGTCTTTGATTTCGCACAAAACCTCGTCCAGTTGGGAAGCCATAAGGCGAACAACCACATCCAACTGCCTCAGTCCGACGCGGTGATCCTTGTTTTTCGGCAGGGTTACGACAGCCTCGTTACTGTCTCGGTAGTGCCCCGCCAGGATGCGGCCGTCCAGCAGGCGGTCTGCCAGAGAACGAGCCCGCGCTTCAAGGACTTCGAGGGTGGATAGCGCCGAATGGGTGGTGATCGTGTCCGACCCGATTCGACTGTTGGCGGATGGCTTGTTGAGGGTGAACCGGCTGTCTGGGATTTCCTTCCAACTCCCAACGAAAGCGGTGTTTTTCACCTCCGTTACTGGCATGTGGTCCTTGACCTCCATGCGGATGGTGGCCTCCTCCAGTGAAAGACCAGGGCTCATCCACTTCACAACCCGCTCCTCAAGAGGAACCAAGTCGTTGGGATTCATGGATTGAATGAGCTCGACCACCTTAATTATCTGGTCGATGGTTTCCCGCTCGGATTGCGGCGGAGTGAAGAGGAAAACGTCTCCCTCCTTGACCGACACCTCTTTACTAGCGTTCTCGATATAACACAACATGTGTCAAAACTCCTTTCTGAGTCGTTTAAACCGTATCTAATCCGTCGAGGATTGTCAAGGCGTCCGCTGGGTCGCGCTGGCCATATCACATGTCCCCTCTAAGAGTCAATGTGTTCTTGATCACACATCAGACAACCTATAGCTCGACAGGTAGCAGATGTATCTATTAATAGGCTGTGACGAAAATAGTGACGAAACTAAATGAAAATCATTCTCGATAAGTTGCGTTTTAATGCAATTCGCAAAATCGGCCTCTGTGAGCCCCTCTGAGCGATTTGGCCCCCTTCTGGGCCGGTTTACCCCTCGGAGCTATGAGTTAGGCCGTCAGAAAGGACGTGAGAAAGTGTTCGAATAGAGCCGACCTGCGGTTTTGTTTTGAGCCGAGGGGTTTGACCTGCGGCTTAAGTCCATCTTCAAAGTCGTGGTAGCACATCCGATTTCGTCCGTTATCATCTCGTTATAGAACGGTGTTCAAATTGCTGCAGGTTTGCTTTTTACCCTCTGACCATAGTGAACTTAAATCGAAATTTCGGGGGTAAATAGAAGGGGTGGTTCACCTTATCAGGTTTGATAACTAGTAGAAAATCGGTGTTCAATTTCTATTTGTGCTGGTCAGAGCGTTTTAAAAATTAGAACACCCCTTAGGGAATTAGTTGATTCGAACCCACTAATTCTATTTTCCCAGGTCGCACTCTCGAACAAAATTTCGATCAGCATTCTGTATGTGTTTTCTAAGGATTTTCTTAGGATTAGACAGGGTATTTTCTTATGTGGTACATGTCACACCGACCTCGGATTTTTTGCATTCAAGCAATTGGGGGTAGAAATTGACCTTGCGCCGCAGGTCAGAGGCGGCTTCAAAAGTGATAATCTTTTGCATGAACTTTAAAGTTCAATGCGTTGAACTTTAAAACCACACAATCGGGCACTCGAAGAGGGCTCTTTTGTCAGCTGAGTCATCGGTGGTAGGTGACCCCTTCTAAATCGAGCTGTAAGGCCCCTCTCGCTTGAGAACATAGGGCCTCCGGGTATCGGTGGCCCATAGGGGTTTTCAGGCCATCACAGAAGCTGTCAGGTGCCATCTCGTGCGTCCGCTGAGTTCATGGCATCCGCTCGGGTGGATTCCGGGGCCGAGGAGGAGGGTTGGTTTAGGCAAGGCTAACCTAACAAGACTTTTATGATCTATATAAGGAACCGCGCGCGAGGAAAAGAACTGGAGACTCTGACCTGCGGAAACGCTATATGGCTTCCGCTGGAGGCGGTCTTGGGAGGGGCGAGACCTGGCTTTCAAGGCTCTTAGGCCAGGAAAATCACGGTTTTGAGGCCAGTCTGAGCGTTTTTGGGGTCGTTTGAGGGCCGAGGCTGGCTTCCGCGGTTGGAACCTTGCAGGTGGGCTGGTTGTGGCGAGCAAGATTTCCCTGTAACCAGAAAAACAAAAACCCCTCTGACCAGCGGTTTTGTAAAACTGGTATATATAGTTTCCGCTGGTCAGAGGGGGTTTTGGTGTTTTTTGTAGTCATATTCAGGGGGGTCGTTTCAAGCTGGCTAATATAAACCCTCAAACAAGATTTTGTGAGGTAAGTCACAAAGAGGTTTTTTCTCATATGTGGACTTTGAAAAATCACCTGAATAACTTGAATCAAAGGGCCAAAAACATAGGCTGACCTGCTGAAAGGCCTATACCAAAAGTGGGATTGGCAAAAATGGATAGATAAAAACCCCAGGAGCTAGAAAATCTTAAGTGAATCAAGTCTGGATGTGTCCTGGTTAACACTATGATAGCAAATCTGAAGCCCCCCTAGATTAAACTATATACTATATACAATATATATATTAACTTAAAA